TAACTGGATCTGGCGGAGTGGCAACTACTGTTCCTGTTTCAGAATTGGGATTGTATAGCCCTGTAATTGACTCTGTAACTGCCATCAGTGGGACTTCAGGTTTTGCGAATGGGAGTTATTTGATCACAGTCGCATATTATTATACAAACACTGTGACATCCATCTCTCACCAAGGGATTTTAGAGATGGATTCTGACATTTTGAGTTTTATTGAAAACTCAGCTAAAAAATACGCTTTAGTATTTGGATAATTTCGTGAAATACTCCGACCCGCTATATGTCAAGTGCTAATCACACTTCTTGTGGGAATTTCTTAAATTGAAAATGCAATCAATAAAAGAGGGGTTAAAATTATTTATAAATACTTATTTTTATGAAAAATGCCTGATATTAGTACACAACAAGCGGATGCGGCTGCTTTAATTAGAGAGCAAATAGAAGCACTGGAACACCCTGCACAGACACTTCCCTACTGGGAGGTTTATCGTGCTATATCGAGTGAAGGCGTAGGGGGAGGGGGAGGGGGGTCTACAGATGTCTCTGGCTTAGCTAAAGAAACAACCCTTGAAGCAGTAAACGCCAAGATTCCCAGTCTTTCTAATAACAGGATTCCGGTTGAGTTGCCCACGACCAACTTAACAGCAGATTGGAGGATTTTAACAGCAGGGACAACAACTATTCCCGCAGGGAGTTGTTATGTCTACATAACGATTTTAACCGGAACTGTAACGATTAATGGGCTGACAAAAACAGCAACAAATGGGATTAATGACATTGTGAATTTGGAGTCATGTTTACCCGCGCGACATCCCGCCATCACAATCATTGTTCCAGAAGGGGCATCCGTTGAACTAATAAGGGGGTTTTAGATGGGCGTTGGACAATTAATTAGGAATGTGATTACAGCTGAAACCGATCCAACGGTGGCAAATTTCACAAAATCATTAACTTCTAGCAACACAATCTTAACGGCTGTTAACGCCGCGTCTGGCACAATTTCAGCATCGGTTTTGCCATCCTATGTTGATGATGTCTTGAATTTTGCTAACCTTGCAGCGTTTCCGGTTGCGGGTGATGCTGGCAAAATTTATGTCACCGAAGATAACAACAAAACCTACCGATGGTCGGGTTCTGTTTATGTTGAAATATCAAGCTCGGCAACGGCGGGGGAGGCGTTAAAACTAACCACGCCACGGACAATTACAACAACGGGGGATGCTAGTTATTCAGTTAGTTTTGATGGTTCAGCCAATGTTACAAGTGCGATAACACTGGCAACGGTCAATAGTAATGTTGGTTCTTTCGGTAGTGCTAGTTCAATTCCTGCTATTACTGTCAATGCTAAGGGTCAAGTAACTGCGGTTTCAACTAACAGTATCGGCAACGAATTAATTGCTATTCAATCGCTATCCGACACCCCAGGATTCCTAAAAAAAACAGGGGATGGGACTTATTCAATTGATATTAATTCCTATCTTTCATTGGCGGGTGGAACTTTAACAGGGGCATTGATCGCCACTTCTTTTTCTGGGGTTGGGACGGCATTAACAGCTTTAAATGCTTCAAATATCTCAACTGGAACCATCAACGCAGCCCGATTACCCGCAGCTTACCTCCCCCTGACTGGTGGGACTATCACAGGGGACTTGGTTTCAACTAGCGCAACGGTATCAACCTCTCCTACTACGGGTGCGATTCGTGGTGCTAGTTTAGGGGTTACGGGTGATGTCAATGCGTATACGGTATCAGCTAGTGAATTAACAGTTTCGAGTATTTATCCGGCGATATGGCTTAACGAGAGCAAAGCCCCGACAAATAAAAAATTATGGTATTTGGTGGTGGATGGGGAGGCGCTCCAGTTTCAAACGAGAGATGATAATGGTAATTACCTAGGGGGGCCTCTTACTGTTTCAAGGGCGGGTACTATTACCACAACAGATATGATTGTGTCTGCTGCAACACCTTCAACTTCTACCACTACAGGCGCGATTCGTGCAGCTAGTTTGGGGATTACGGGAGCGATTTTTGCTGGTTCGTTGAACGGGAATGGCTCCGGACTAACCAGTTTAAATGCTTCTAATATTTCAACCGGAACCTTGAGTGCTGCCAGACTTCCCGACACATACCTTCCTTTGGCTGGTGGTATTGTAACGGGTGCTTTAAGGTTACGAAGTCTGGGGTATGCAGCTGCTATCGAAATCAGTAACCTTGGAAAAACAGAAGCAGGACTTAGCACCTCATACGTTCTCTATAATATGAAATCAACAGATGCGGGAGGTCTTGGTCAGAATTGTTTTTCTATATATACCTATATCTCCAATGGCAACGTTAAATCAATTCCTTTTGTCATACTGGATAATGATAATGTCGGAATTGGTACTACTAGCCCATCGCAACAATTAGATGTTAATGGGTCGGCAAAAGCAACGTCTTTTGTTGTTGGGACTAATCAAGTTGTTTCCGCCCGAAGAACGGGATGGGCTGCCCCTACGGGAACCGCTACTCGCACAACTTTTGCAACTTCAACGGTAACTCTTCCACAATTAGCTGAAAGAGTAAAAGCGTTGATTGATGATTTGACAACTCACGGATTAATAGGAGCATAAAAATGAGTTACCAAGAGCATAGAATTGTCTATCGTCAACAGTTTGAAACTGCAAATCCTCAAACTGGAATTGTTAATAGGGAATATATTGAAGCCTGTTATGTAATCGTCATGGTTGACGATGAAACGGGTCATACAATCCCAACGAATAAAAGCGGAATCATTAGGATTCCGTTGGCTAAATATCCAGGGCTGCACGATGCTATTGAGGCTTTTGTCCCTATTTTCATTGATGCCTTTGAGAAGGAATATCAAGAAAAATTAGACGCGGAATTAGTCGTACTTGAAGCGATGAATAACGACCCGTTAGTACAATAACAATATGCCATTGACAATCGACAATTCTGGCTATATTCTCCTGCTATTTTTTGCCGGACTAATTTCTATTGTTAATGGCATCTTCTTATTTTTTGATGATAGAAAATTAAATAAATACTTGAGTTCAACGCTATTGATTAACAGTGGTATAATGCTGATATTTGATAGTTTAAATAAATTTGGCTATCAAAAATTTGGATATATCAAGGTTTCGACTTTAGTTATTCAGGTTTTTATCAGTTTTCTATCGTTGTTTTTGGTGTGGGAGCATTACTATGAACGGAACAAAAAACTCAAGGAAAGAAAGAGAAAAAAACAGGACTTTCCCGACGTTGATTGAATACGAGAGATACAACAGTAAACCAGTTTTTAAGATTAAGTATGTCGGTCAGGCATTGTTTTTTAATCATCATTTCTTGGTGATGATTTTATTGGGGTTTTTTGGGGTGATATTTACCCCGCCAAAAACTTCCATTTATTTCGTAAACGAAAGCATCGACTTCCTGAACGCCTTTATGTTGGGGGTGGGGATTAGCGGTGTGATTTGTTGGGTATTTGTTTATAAGTTGAAAAAAAATCATTATGTTAGTTCTCCGGTTTGGGTGGCTTGCTATTTGCTATTGAATATCTGCCACATCCTTTCAGTTTTGTTTGTTCTCGGTTTTTTTGGAGCCATAGGAATTGAACAAAACGGGAATATTTCTGCTTTAATTTGCGGGAATTTTTTCTCAACTCTTGTGGGAATTGTGTTATCTATAAAGTATACCTATAAGTCCTAATATGTTGACCTTTCTTCAGATTACTACAACCACACCACCAGACCAAACCGTCCAAACTGTCTTGGGGTTCACTGGTATTTTATTGAGTGGTAGTAGCGTGATCGGGATTGCTATTAATCGAATTTTTGATATTAAAAATGCTAAAATAATTGTGGAACTTCAAGGGAAAATTAAGACTCTTGAAAGGGAGATTGAATACAGAGAAACCAATCTTCGCAAAATCGAAACCGAGAATATTAACTTAAAGGAAAAGTTAACCATATTACAAGAGCAGAGTAATTCAAGTATTAGTAATCAAATAGCTGAATTACAAGAAAAAAATCAGAAGTTGAATTTAGAATATAAAAAAGCTATTGCAGTTATTAATAAGTTTAAAAAAAGTGTTAAACACCATCCTGACCAATAAAGAATCCTTTTTATTATGAAAAATTCTACTATAATTAAGTTAATAGCACTCAACAGGGAGGTAACGGCATCTGAGGAGATTTTCACGATTAAGGAATTGAAGGATAAATACCCTAAACTTTGGCTAAATTCTAGGGGAGATTATCAAGTTTTTGTTAATTCGTGTATGGATAAATGGATTAGGGAACAGGTAGAATTAAAGTGGAACGTTGTTACTTTTGAGGTGGGATGACATGGATATTAGGTCGTTGCAAATGTTAATAAGCGAATACGAGGATGTTACGGATTCACGGCATAAAATGAGATTAGCTAATCAGATGGACGACATTATAAAAAAAGATATCTGGGAACTTCAAGGGAAAATTAGAGAGGAAATGATGTTGCGAATGCGAACAAGAACGGAACAATTAAATAATTTAATATCCCAAACAACAGGAGAGGGGACTCAATATGGTTATTGGTATGTCGAATTCAGAAGTCGGTCTGGATGGTGGGCTGTTGCCGAGACCCGCGATAGTTTTACGGATAATGGAACATATCTCGGTCAGTGTTATGTTGATGCTGTAGAGTCAATTAAAGACCTGTTTCCAGAAAGAAAACCTTTGGTTTCGGCAATGATTGATTATGAAATATGATGTTATAATAATGATGCACACTGATTGAAATTGGACGATACTGACCCAGGAATCTTATTGATTATTGGGTTATTTTTATTGGTGAAGATATTGGGTTTGTATTATAATATAAATAGGTAATGGCAATTAATATTATTATGCTTAATCAAATTATTCACGGTGATTGTTTTGAAGTTTAGCAAGTTATTCTCTGTTGGAAATCCTGAAAATTGATTTTTTTAGCTGTATTAAAAATTTCATCAATAATATCTCCCATAGGAATCACTATCAATATGTACCAAGAAATATTCTTATTCTCCTTACTGGCTTTCTTGAGGCTTTTTGGCATATTGTTGGCAAAATCAGACCAATCTTTCTGAGTCCAAAAAATATCATCGTTCATTGCGATCAATAATTTATCTTTTGAAATATCGGCATAACTGGCATTTTCCAAAAAGGTAATGAGTCTTTTTACCGTTGGCAATGGAACATCCTCTAGTCTTAATTCTCGAATAGCCTGAATCCCTAGCAATTGCCCATAGCTAAATATAACCGTTGGCTTGCCTCCAATTGCCCCGTACCGAGTGGGAATTATTAACTCCATCTTTTCCAGATAAGCAATCCGACTGGATGTGCAGTTAGTTAATTGAATTGTTTCTTGTCTTGTGAATCCTGTTATTTGCTGTATCACCGGACTCCATTGATTTGATAATCTCTTAACCACAAATGGGCTTTTCTAACCCATCTGGCATCATCTAGGGCATTGTGTTCTATTCTGTCCTTTGGTATTTCTGGATTGCCAAGTTCATCACAGAGTTGTTTTATATCTCGGCAGTACATGGGAAACCCTTTTGGTAAATCCATCATAGTGCCGAACAGTTGACAGAAGGCAACCCAATCATAATCGGCATAATAAGCCCAAATTTCAGGTTGAGGTGTGTCTTTTTCTAGTATATATTCAACTTTAGTTTCTATATTTACAAAAGGAAGTTTCCAGTATTGTTTTTCGATCCAGTTTTTAGGGTTGGGAATGTAGAATGAGTGGCGACAACCAAGGAATAAAGCAACATCTTCTTTAATTTGACTTTTAGGTTTCCATAGTTTTGATTTTTCCCACTTATCTGAAGATCCGTTTTCCCGTGGCGGTTGAGGGTGTTTTTCTGGTAGTTGAGTAATTACATTCTCTTTAACCCAAGGATGGGCTTTAGAAAAATCACAGTCTTCATTGATTGCATAATATTCTCTACCATCAGCCGCGACAATCCCAATAGAAATTAAGTCAATGGTTTTTCCGTCTTCAATAAACTCGGTGTCAAAATAATATTCCATTGTGTTGTTACCCAATAATCTGATTATATTGTATCACACGATCGCATCTCCCAACCCAGGGAATATTCAGAAACAGAGTTAGAAATCATGGAGTTAAAACAACCGGAATTTAAGCAATTAAGTTTGTTTGACGTGGCTTAATTAACAGACAAACTAATAAAATATTGATATAATTAATAATAGAAATGCTCCTCGCGGTGTTCGTCGCACCCAGGAGCCGTAACCATTAATTAAGGAAATAGTCACAATGACAATTAAATCACAACGGGCGACTATCGAATATGTAGAAGGAATTTCTGTTGATGGGTACATGATGCCCAATGGCGAGTTCCGAGTTGGGATGGTTGGGGCGAGTTTGGCTTTAGGGTATGCGGAAAACTGGCTATACCGACTTACTGATAAAAAAGGGAGAACACTCAAAGCCCTTCAGGGTATAGGTTATACCGGCTTACCGGTTGAGGCAGAACTAGATTCCATCAACGGCGGTGGCACAAAGGCAACGACGATCTCCCTCTCGGACTGGCAACGGCTCAAGATTTACGCCGCGCAACAGGGCAAAATGAAAGCCGTGGCGTTGTTAGCTTATCAGTCCTTATCATCCGACGCGGATCTGTTTACGGATGCCTTCGCGCTCCCTAGATGGACTGTTGAACAAAAACGGGCGATGTACTGTGCCGAATTAGCTAAAAATATCAATTGGCTCGAAGAAGATAGACAGGAATGGCGAGTCATTGAGGAACAAGAGGCGTTTATATTGAGCATGAGCTAATCAAAAAATAAACCCTCTAAATATTTAGAGGGTTTAAAATTATCTGTGTCTATATTTGTGGGTTTTTCTTTTCTTGCGTTCAGGATTATGCTCTCGGTGTTGTTTGCAATACCCTGAACGATTTTGAGGGGATAGAGATAGCCCACAAATCTTGCAGTGCCTAGGAAGGAAACTGACCCTGGAGAATTTCCAGATCCTCCTTCGTATCATCAAAGCAATACTCCATCTTGAAAACTTCCTTATGGTAGTCGGTCAATTCCCCATAGCATATCGACTCACAAAATTTGACAGCATCTTCAAAACTCCATTCCCCCATTCGTTTTTCGCGGCTTCCCATTCTTTCGGATGTATGCTCACGGACTGACGGCCCCCCATATCCCCCACTCGCTCCCGTCACAAAACAGGCGACGGAGTTGGCAAATGCACAATGATGTTGATTCGGTGCATCGGGGTGATTGGCTTTTCCTAATTCAAACGCTTGTTTTAAGATTTCCGAGTAATTGTCAATATTCATGGTGGTTTCCTTTTTAATTGAATTTGCGGAGTAAATAGGCTGCGAGGATGCCACAGCCAGCACCTAACAGAGATTCGAGAACGATTGAAATGATTTGATTTGTCATTGGAGTTTTCCTTATTTACAGAGGTTTGCTTGAGACAAGGCATCCAAGACGGAGCCTCGAAGTTCTTTAGGTGCGCTGTTGTTGCGATATCCATAGAACTGCTGACAAGCGTAGGAGTTGCCTGCTTTGACCATTTCAACGGTATAGGTAACACGACCGTATTCTCGGATAGCCAAAATGATTGACCGACCGGAGTTAACAGCTTCCCCATAGCCGCCGACGCAGTGGGATAACTGTTGACCCCATAGTTTTAACTGCGCGTTACAAGTTGGGATCTCAATCTCCCAAGAACCGTCAACAGAACACAGTCCTTGCACCCGTTGGAAGTCGGGGTTAACTTTTAGGGGGAAATCAGGGAGTCGGTTGACGTATTCCTTAGCTAACTGTTCATGAACGGATAACCAACAACGCACCCGCCCCAAGTTAGGAACGCCACCGTTATCTTCTAATCGCTTGAACAAATAACCCGTGTCTCGGACTGTATTTGAGTCCACTGGATGAACCTCCCCACGGACTTTAAACTCAGTAGTTTGAATCATCCGCAAAGCTGCTTCTGGAGATAGTGATTTGAGGAATGCGATCGCATCCTCCTCAAACTCAATACAATTAGTCACGGTGAAATATTTTTGAAGTAAATCAGCATTGCCATGAGCCAACACCACCGCCCATTGACGGGCTTCGGGTTGGGACTGTTGAAAAGCCTTGAGAGTGGCTTTTCCTGACACTCCAAAAAGGTGTTTGCAGGCTTGCTGAGGGGAGAGATAATCAGCTAACCCCAATAGCAAACTGTCTTGATTGTCCCGACGATTTAAACAAGTCCAGGGCAGTGTTTGATAAGGGAGTTCTAACACTACTTCTAAAAGTGTTTGATAATATTTTTTGGTGTCTCGGTTGCCATTACCGTAAACCATAAACAAAGGTAATAGTTCAACAAATGGCATCCGAGACAATTCTCGGAATTTTGCCCAAAAAGCTGCTGTCAATTCATGGCGGTTGTAAGTTTCCCCACGCCATGCGGACTTCCATCCTAGGGAGTGATAACCTTTCCATCCAGTGCTAACGCCTTGATTGATTTCCTCCCATGCCAATTTAGCCAAGAAACGGCTTTTAACTGGCATCCGTCCAATACGTTCGGCAATTCCTTTTGGTAGATCGCCACACCATTTCCATGCACGGGCGCAGTCTCGAAGCCGCCAAATATTGCCAACTCGTTCGGAGTTAACTTCAAACGCATCGGCTTGAACTAATTGCTTTTTAACCCATAACGGGAGTTTATTGTAGTTTGGCGTTGTTGCGATCGCCAATACTTTCGCATGGTCAACCTGATAGCAACTACCCCATGACCTCTTGGAGTTCATTACCTCTTTGTAGAGGTTCAGAAATCGCTCGGCTTGCCAGTCAAAGCGGATGCCCAAACCTAACAACGTTCCGGTATCCACAGCAAAACGGATTTGTTCGCAGTCTTCCTCTTTTTCGCCTGTGTAACTGTTGACGTGACGAGATAGTGGTTCCCACCCATTAGTTGTTAAAACTTTTTTATAACCCAAACCACAAAGGGCTAAATCTTCAGTTCGGGACTTTGCCCAACGCCGAAGCTCTTTGGTTGCAGCCCAATCTTTTCGGGTTTGTGTCATGTCAAATTGCTTGTCTTGCTTCTCGGCTTCTACTACCTGATAGGCGATAAACCGCGCCCCTCTCGACTTATCTTTAATTAATTGTTCAAAGATTTCAACATCAAAAGATTTTGACTCCCATCGAAAATTAGGTGCTGTAAAAAGTGATTGTATGTATTCGACTTCTTCCCACGTTAGTTCGCGGGTGTTGGTATTGAAGATGATTTCCAGTCGTCCGGATTCAAGAGCAACTCCTTCTTCAAAAAGAGCTTCTTCAAGGGTTTGACTGTTGCGGACTCGGACGGCTAATGGACAACGCTTGCTATTCAGTGACATGGTAAGATCCTCTCAAGTGACTTGTTCACTGCAAGGGTGGAGTTAGACCGCGAAATCAGGACTCTGCCCTTGCCTTTTCTCTACATTAACCCCCACTTCTTAGAATGTCAAGCCATAACTTTAATTATTTTTGATTTTGTATCCCCCTGATACAAAATCAACATCCCTATCCCTATAATCAAAAAATAACCCTCTAAAATATTTAGAGGGTTTAATCCCATGAGTAAACATTAATAAAAAATGAATTCACCAACAAAGGATGGATACGCATCCGCACTAAAAGAACTCTCCTCACTCCTTGGGGGTCAAATAGCCTATCACTTTCCTGATTATCAGGCAATATTAGAATACGCATTGGCAAATTAAATCCATTATCAGGAGCAATTGGCAACAGGTAAATCAAAAAAATATTTTGATTCTGTATTAAAGAGATATAAAAATCAAAATATTTTTTGATATAATCTATGTGTTGATATTCTTATAACAACGGAAATGGAACCAACACAGCTAACAATGGAGCAAGAATTTAAACTTGCGATAATTAAACGTAATGTCAATATATTGACACTGGAGGAAGCTAGAGAATATATAATTCAATTAGTACGGCAAGATATGATTAAAGATGATTTGATTAAAAATTGGATGAGGATGAAATGAGTAAATTGATTGCTTTTGAAGGCATTGACCGCAGTGGCAAAACAACCCAAATTAGAAAACTTTGCGACCATTTCACGGCGTTAAAGTTAAAGTTTTACATCACAAGAGAACCCTGTGATTATGACGTTCGGTTTGAATTAAAGAATGGGCTTTTGACACCGGAGCAGCAGCTTAAATTAATCCTGAAGGATAGGATTAAACACAATCCCACGATTAGATATTTGTTAGAAGATTCTGATTTGGTATTGTGCGATCGATACACGGATTCAACTCTTGCTTATCAGGGGTATGGGCACGGGCTTAATTTAGATAATTTAAGGAAGCTAAATCACGAGGCGACGGGGGGAATTGATCCCGATATGGTGATTTTGTTCGATTGTCCTGTTGAGGTGGCGGTGCGCCGCGATCTCGACAAACCTCTGGACAAGGTTGAAAGAGACTTACTTTTTTTAGATCGGGTTCGGTTTGGATATCTTGAATTGGCGAGGGAGAATAACTGGATTGTGATTAACGCAACGCAAACAACTACCCGAATAACTCAGGAAATATCTGGCATTCTGATGGGGATTATTCCTGTCCCTGTGATTAGATAAACAGCAAAAAACCAGGGGTTTATATTCCCTGGTTAGTTTTAAGTTGAATTAGAGGTCTTTTAATTCCATTCCTCTAACTCTAATTCTTCCCCTACAAAATCAGGGAATTGGGTATAAAACCTTGTCAAAGCCTCTAGTTCATTTAGGGCTTCGAGGTAATACCCTTGTCTGTTTGCCTTGTTGGGCGCAGTTTTGACCCGTGTAATGCGATAAATCATAATATCCTCCTGTTTAGTTGATAAAAATTTGCTTGTTGATTAGCAAAACGTTTTGAGCCGTCAACACAGGGGATTCATCCTTTTTAAACACAAATGAGTTGTATTTGTAGGGGTTGTAAGTAACAGCTTGATCACAGTTTTTCACTGTGTCAGTCAATGTTCCTACAACGCAAGCGTGGACGTTTTTACGCTGCTCTCGGATCACCCGTTGCCGTCCGGCTTCAGAAACTTTGAATGTAGCATTTATTAATTTAACTTCTGTTTCGTGGGCTATTACCCGCCCCTTATTTTCACCTTCAAGGGCGACTACCGAAAAACATCTCTTATGGAGATTGAAATAGACTTTAACTTTCATGGTATACTCCTAATTGACCTAAAATGATTGACTTGAGAGCAAGTAGGGCAGCCACCTTACTTGCTTAACTTTTAACCTTCTGCACTTATAACTGTACCCCACTTATCCCAAAAGGTCAACCCCCTCCCCCGACTTTTTTGTAAAGAATTATATCGCCACGGGTGATCGCCTCCAGAAATTCTGTCCATGCGGGTTCCGCCGACTCCTGCCTCCAATACCGATAACCCATGCCAACAACTAGGGCTTTCAACTTCTCCCTATCTTCTGGCTTGAGTCTAGCCTTAATCTCTTGTCTGTTTTCGTGGGGTCTCATAAAAAAAATATCCTATATAACTATTCCCCAGTTTATAACAGATTATGGAATTTATTCGTCATCTGGGAGCAATACTGGTAAAGATGGTCGGTGGATCACGCTCCCAGCATAATTATTGTAAATAGTCTCAATTCTATTCCCTGCGAGTTCTGCCATTTCAGCAGGGCTTTTCCCTTGTGATAACCCGTGAGAAATTAGAGTATGGCGGCAGTTTCCGGGCTTGCGATATTCCACGCCAACCTTAGCTAAAACCTGTTTCCAAGCCCGATTCCTGAAGTTGTGGGAATCAATTGGCAATCCAGTCAAGGAGACAAAAACCGGAGCCTCCGGGTCGGGGTCAATCGGACGGATTGCTTTGAGAATATTTTGAAGGCGTGAGGGTAGGGGGATTAAGCGATCACGATTAGTTTTAGTCGATTTCCGCTCACCGGATACCGTTAATTTACAGGCTATTAGAACCTCTCCACAATCTTCTGAGAAATGTTTCCACTGGAGCCCGTTTGCTTCACCCGGGCGGCAACCTGTACCCAGTAAAAACTCAACGTAGGGGAGGTAATGGGAATAATATTGATCCGTTGCAAACCCTTCTAAAATCCGTTTTATTTCCTCAATTGAAAATGGCTTCAACCGTCGTTTTGGCGGAACCTTGACCGATACTTCAGTCCAGGGATTATTCTCAACTAATTGACGCTTAATCCCCCACTCGTAAACAGCATTTAAGAATACAATTCTTTCCCTAACTGTGGCGGGTTCGTTGTGTTGTAGCAGCCAATCACGAAAGCCAAAAGCGGATTTTTCAGTCAGGCTATCATTACCAAAATATTGTTTAATCCTGGGCAAGAAATGATTGTATTTATAAAGCGTTTCTGATTCAATTTGTTGCTGTTTGAAAATTAAATATTGCTCAATTAGCCCGACAACTGAAACCGTGACGGGTTTCAATTCTATTTCTGATTGCGGTTTGTATTTAATCAAGGAGCTATCGAAGTTTCCCGTGGCGCAGTCACCCTGAATCTGTAGCGCGAGTCTTTGAGCCACCATCTGATTTAGGGGGTTATCCTCCAATCCTAAGCTCAAAAAATATCTTTTGCCCTGGTGACTCCAAACCAGCCGGAGCCACCCCACCCCCGCCGAACTGATGGTAGTTTTGACCTGTACGCTTCCCTTGGGTGCTTTCTTCTGAGTCACAATTGATGATCAATAATCAGGCTAATCTTGTCTAATTTTGTCTAATCTTGTCTAATAGAAGATTATCAACCATCAGACGGGAAAAAGCCAGACCCTTTATAGAATCTGGCTTTTGCGTCTATCGGAGCGACAGGATTTGAACCTGCGACCCCTACCACCCCAAGGTATATTCAATGTAGTTAAACCCTTTCACTGTGGAGTTTTTGAGTGTTTAGGAAGTTGAGATCCCAATTGTTGATCAATTAATCCCAATTTTTCAAGACTTCAGGGCAATCATCCCAACAGTTCCCCCAATCAGGTAACTCTTGATAGGTTTTATCTAGCTTAACCAAGACGGTTTGACCATTATCGGTGTAGTAGCCATAGCGGTCATTTTTCATATCAAATAAGACTCCGACCTGTTTACTGTTGCCAGTACCTATGACTTCCCAATCAACAACGTCAATACCAAAACCCAAAGCGTCAAATTCATCAACGCGATTTAATACCAATTCAATAGCTTCGGGTTCAAAATTATCGGTTTGAGATACCAAGTCTTTCAATGTTAGTGCGTTCATGTTTTTTGTCCCAATGGTTTTAACTTCTTAATCAAAAGCCCCTGATTCCCAATATTGTTTCGCAGCTTCCCACTGTTCGGCGGTTGCCGCGATGTGAACCTGATGCCCAATATCTGCGAGCTTGCCTTTGTGATGATTGACGAGAACCCCATTCAAAGACACTCCCTCAACTTGTTTTAAGCCTAAGCTATTGATCAGGGCATCCATAGTTTCTAGGGTTTTTAACCCGAATCCGTGGGGGTCGTAGGATGTTCGGTTTTCTCCGGTACCGTCCGCCTTCCAGTAACGGGCGTGTAAAAGTTTTTGAGTCATAATAACCATCCAAACACTGACTTTCTGACTTGTAAGCGATGATTATTCCATTCTGAGGGCAATCCTTTGTAAATGCTTTGATAACGCTCTAAGGCTATCTCTGCGATTTCATATATCGCAGAAATAATTTTTGGATTGCCTCGCTTGTTTTCGGGGACGGTTTCTAATATCGCGCCCCCTAAAATAAATTTATCATCCGAATCATTTAGCAATCCCATTTCCAGAGCTAACCAAGTAGCTTTAGGATTAGGCATAATTTTAATCAAATCAACCAATTTTTTATTCATTTTTCCTACCTTTATATCGTTAACTTTTGCGCGGATTTAAGGCATCGCACCCAGCCCATAAATTATCCATTGAAGCGTCTGTTTTGACTCTGTTGATTGCAACAGGCGACGATCCCTGCTTTGTCAATCCTCAATAATCTGAGGATTGATTTTTTATCTTTCAGAATTTGTTTAAATTCCGACTGATCGGAATCGCTATACCAAGGTTGGCATTCGTTAACCAAGGCAGCCAATTCCCTCAAAACCTTGGTCATATTTTCCCAAGATATTTTTTCGCAAAAATCGCGGTTTTCGATCCAGAACTTGGCTGAAACTGCAATGCCTACCGCTTTCTTGATTTTGATTTCGCCACCTCCAGGTTCGCCACCCAGAGAAGAATAATATTCAGCAAAATCACGGCGGAGTTTATCCGCCCACTGAATTTGCTTTTCCGACCCCACAAGGGGAGGAAAAAACCAGTCAATTTTTTGTGGCATATCCCAAATAGTTAACTGCTTTGGAGTCTCCACAACCGCCACCGCTTTCAGGGCTTCTAACCGCCCCTCAAGAATAGTCAATTCAAAAGCCCACTTCCGAATTAGGCTTCGGACGCGGGGGAATTTTGCAATCAAATTATTTAATTGATTGATTCTTTTGGAAATTTCTTTAGCGGTGGAGATTGTGGAGTTTTTCATATTCAGCCCGATTTGGCGGCGACCCTGTAAATTTGTTATTCTTAAATCATATATAAAATTTAAAAATATGTCAAGGGGTAAATGGAAAAAAGCCGAGAAACGCCAAAAGGCTATTCTGGTAATGCTTTCAGAAGTCGAGAGGGAAAGGCTAGAGGCGATCGCATCCTCAAGAAATCTATCCCTCTCGGAATTGGTCAGATATTGGATCAACAATAATGGGTGATCATCCCATCTTGAGTATCAAATTAGTCAAGAAGCAAGACAATTGTTAACTGTTGATCCAATATCGAATAGTATCAAGTCAGTCAAGAACCAATACAATCATTAACTTGTATAGTCCGAACTTTGGGGTAATTCGTTTGCTGCGAGGTATCAAGTCAGTCAAGAACCAATACAATCATTAACACAGCCCACGAATTAGCAGAAAAATTGGGGGGATTGTCGTATCAAGTCAGTCAAGAACCAATACAATCATTAACCTCCAAAACTTCCCCCCTAACCTTCTCAATTTCAGTTTGTATCAAGTCAGTCAAGAACCAATACAATCATTAACTTTTAGGCTCGGATTCTAATAGCTTGTATTTTCCATTGTATCAAGTCAGTCAAGAACCAATACAATCATTAACTCTGGGTAGAAGAACGGCAGAAATTAATAGATGAAGGTATCAAGTCAGTCAAGAACCAATACAATCATTAACTTGACTGGAAAGATTATCAAGATTGGGGAAGTTTGTATCAAGTCAGTCAAGAACCAATACAATCATTAACTCAATATCCCCAATTCAAATTTACCCCTGTTGACCGTATCAAGTCAGTCAAGAACCAATACAATCATTAACTCTAGGCACGTTATCTGATAAGACTACCTGACACAAGTATCAAGTCAGTCAAGAACCAATACAATCATTAACTGGTAGTGCAGCGTTCAATCCATCAGAAGCGTCTAGTATCAAGTCAGTCAAGAACCAATACAATCATTAACTATAACTTCAGCAGTAACGGGTGAAATATCAATATTGTATCAAGTCAGTCAAGAACCAATACAATCATTAACCGTTGTTCGGCTTTGTCCAGTTCCATAATTTCGCCGTATCAAGTCAGTCAAGAACCAATACAATCATTAACCTCACCTATTAACCAGAATAACAGATACTACCTGGCAATGTATCAAGTCAGTCAAGAACCAATACAATCATTAACCAAAATCCGAGTAATAGGATGAAATGATCTCGGTGTATCAAGTCAGTCAAGAACCAATACAATCATTAACTGATTTGATAATAAATTAACTAGAACTACTTACTAGCAATGGTTCGAGGCTTGAATAGGCATAACCATCTGATTTCTGAAGTAGGCTCAGGCATTTTGGGTGAACGTCCATCTTATCCAATGTAAAACTCGGACGTTGCCGGATCGCAATTCGACCATAATGGGTTCCCTTATTCTTTCCAGATGGAATCACAGCCTTAACATAATCCCCTGTTTTATACCCTATAAAACTCTTAATTCTTGCTTTATGGCATTTAGGAAAGCCATACTTATCGGTTGTGACCCGTTGCCTTACCCCATGCCCTTTAGCTGATATTAATAAAGGTTTAACATCCTTAATAATCAGATTTTCGGGAGTAGAAGCACCAACGCAAGCCGCGTCAATCCAGTGAGCTTTAGGGAATTTTTGACGGCATCGGTTAAACTTAGTCCGTCCCCCCGTCCCAACTTCTACAGGTAAGCCAGTCTCCTTCAATCGTTTGTACAAGCACCACCGAGTAGAGTTAACGGCGGCTGCATCTTTGAGAGGGGCTTTAACCCGTTTCAGGATTTTATTAAGCAATTCCTTCTTTTTAGAAAGGAAATCTTTAATGTCCTTAGCACCCTTTTTTTGATTGCATTTATGGCAAGCGATCGCCAAATTAGAAACCCGATTACTCCCCCCTTTGGATCTGGGTATCAAGTGTTCAATCTCTAATCTGGTATCAACAGCGCCACAGTAAACGCATTGACGGTCAAACTTCTCCAAAAGGTATTCCCGAACTTCATACCCCGCTAACTCCCCTTGCTGATACTCGACACCGGAAACTTCTGGATTCTCCATAATTTGAGTGTCGAACCGTACCAATTCTTGAGATATCGCAGAAATCGGAGCTAACTTTCTTAACCGATTAACCCAAGTGATCACATTTTCAACCCGTGACATTAGACTCGGAGCTAACCAACCCTTAACCCGTGTGCGATTAAGAAAACGGGGTTGGCGGTATCTGGTTTTTCTACCTCGGCGACCCCTTCTTAAACTGCGTCGGGATTCCAGTGCATTCTTGATCACCATGCCACGATGTTGAATATCAGCACCCCAAACAACTTCACCCGTGCCGTCGTTTACCAAGGCAATGCCAGTAAATTTAGAGCCAGGATCTATCTTTAGCCTCAAGTCTTCAGTTGAAGATTTGACAGCATATTTTAGGATGATTGTAAAAGGTTGATGCCGAAAAACTGCGGCTTTCTTTTGAGTTAAAAGAATCCTAGCTTTTGCGGGTGAGATTGGATTTAATGGACGCTTTTCGGTATCCATCACAAAGACTTTAGACATTTAAAAATAACTCTTTCGAGCCTCCGATAAATCGGGTAATGTGTGCCTCGTCAATGTTATTGGGCGGTACTATCTAAGTGACACTGACTTAATTGCTGTACATCTGTTTAATCACTTAGTTATAGAGCTTGGAACTGGCAACGCATCCCAAGGTATGAACTTAAACACTTCCCAATAACGTAGCTCAGTAAAGAGCTTAGACTGGTTAACTATTTACCAACAAACTACATTGGTAAATTTTGATTCTTGACTGTTTTCATTATACACAAATAACGTAAAAAAAACAAGTTTATTTGTGTATTTTTAAAAGGTCAAGAGCAAAAGCAATCGTCAACCTTACTAATCTCGATATCAACGCACAAATCCTTGAGTCGCTCATAAGCCACCACCGGATCGGCTTCAAAATCAACCGGACTAGATCCGTCCATCGGCAAGTCTGACACCGCCCCCAATGGCTCATAAGCCCTTGATTTATTATTCCAAAAAAATACTCGGTTAATATGTCGCTCTGCTGCTTCGGGGGTTTCCAAGAAACAATAGATCAACCCCGTAACAATTGCCTGCCGGACATCTGTTCTGAATCGCCGTTTGTCGAGTTTGATCGTCCACAATTCGGTCAGGAGTTCCTCGTCGGTGGCAGCATCATACCAGAGACACTCACAAGAGAATGTGTGGAGGTCGTTGGCATGAATTTTTTGGGCGGGTTGAAATCCTTTTTTAGCGGGTTTGGTTTTGGCTTTAGTTAATGTTTTCATGGTTAGTTAATTGATTTTAAGATTGCCAGACCTAATTCTTTAGCCAATAACGGAGGCACGGCGTTTCCTATTATTTGTTGGCTTAAAGTTTTGGATTCTGGGAATTGATAGGAGTCGGGGAAAGTCTGGAGCCGTGCCGTCGCTTTCTGACTAATTCGTTTAACTTGACTTCCCTCCATGATGTCCGCCCAGTGGGTATGCCGCCCCGATGCCATAGCTCGAATTGTTGGGCAGGGTTTGTCCGAGGGGGTTGGGAGGATATTTTTGATACAAGCGCCTGCACGGGGGACTAATAAAACGGGTGAATGGTAGCCACTATGATCGGTTAATAGGGTAAAACTCGGATCGTTCCCATCTCTGGCCGTAGCTGGTTTATGTCGATTCTTACTAATATCAATCAAGGCTTTTTCTGGCAAATAACCCAATTCATTCAGTCGCTTAATCTGCCAGTCTGCAAGCTCACAATCACTCATCTCAGGGATTAAATCACTAATAGCTTGATACCATCCCTTTCTAGGCTTTGATTCGGGAAAATATGGGAGGGGTTCTGAGTTTTTGACCGCCCACATGATTAATCGTTTCCGGTTCTGTGGAACCCCATAATCCGCCGCGTCAAGAATCAACCAATGGTAGCGATATCCGTAGCGAATTAAGGATTGTAGAATCTTCTCGAATACAGGTGATTTTGAATATCCTGGGACGTTTTCTAAAACTACCCATTGAGGATCAATCGCTGCGATATAACTGCTACAGTACAGCCCCGCGTCCTTGTCTTTGTGATCACCTAAATTACCCCGTCTAGCGTTTGAATACTGTTGGCACGGGGGACTCATCCAAAGCAGGTCAACATAGGGAAGACTGCGGGGGTTTATGTCTCCTGCGCAAGAATTAAATACTTTGGTATTTGGGAAATTTAATCGTGCTACTTCTGCAATTTTAGGATCTCTTTCAATTCCCCATAAAGACTTAAACCCTGCGGCCTCTAACCCCAAATCTGCACCGCCACCGCCTGTAAATAATGTTGCAAATGTTAACATTAGAAATCCTCCTCAACAATCGTTAAGCCACAGCCGGGGAGTAATAAGTTAGGATCATTTGATGAACTTAAAACCACCATCCCAGAAGGTAAACACTCCCGAACAGTTAGAATCACATTGCCAAAATTCTTATCACTGGTGTGAACGCGATCGCCTTCTTTAAAAGCATAATCACCCAACAATATTTGTTCCCCCATGACCATCCGAACAAATAACTTTATTTTGTCCGAGTCTAGGGATTCTCGGACTCCACCCCATGCCCATTCAATTGTTATTTTATTTCTTCGACAATTAACAATCCGCCCAATATATCGAGGGTCGCTTTTAAGTTGAACAATATCTGTTTTTTTGAATGGGCTTGAATCGGAAACTTCCTCAAAATCTAGGGTTTCCGATCTATGTAAATTCCCTGTTTTTTCGTTAGTTATTTGACAGGTTTGTTTTATTGAATTAAATCCCTCAACCCGCCAAGCTGTTCCCTTAATTAAATAGTTTGGGCGGTGTTTGTGAGGGTCAATTTCTACCCAGTCACCGACTTTTAAAAGTCTTTCAAATATCTTCTTGGTTGCTGCGGTCATGACGTTAATTAACCTCTGTATTTTCGGGTCGGTGTTTCTAATGCTTTCTTTAATGACCACCCCCGTTGAAGTCTTTGAGCAAAATATTGGAGGGTCATCGGGGGGTTTTGGTTTTTGTAAATCCATTCGACGGTATGTTGTCTTCCTCTGAAATAATAGGTTTTAAAAATGGGATTAGGGGGGATGATTTTGTCTTTAATCTCCTGGATTCTTTCTTCTGACAGTGGTTCGATTTCGTATCTGCCATAAGTTAGTGGTTTAATGATTCCAAACTTAAGAAACCGTTTTATTCGGGTATTTGCGTTTGGAATATTCAAATTAAACTTATCGCGCATTTCTTGAACTTTAAAGGAAGTTTTACCTTGTCTCTGTTGTTCGTAAAACCAATTGATAATACTTCCTAAGTCTTCCCAACCAAGTCTATCCATTAGTCGTCAGAGTTTAAAGGTTGTACCGAAAACTGTTACTTCCTTGTTTATTAGTAGTAACATTGCTATTGCTTTGGATAATTTAACAACGTTTTTCGCTGTTTCTTTGGTGTGAAAAAGAATGGTGTCACCTTTTTCGGAAACTACCTGACCACACTCGCGCAACTCTTTGTTAAATCTGGATGTCCCTGGCTCGAGTTCGCGCAATTTTAATTCATAAAGTTGTAGTGGTACATGGAATTCAAGAAATGCAATCAACTCATCTCGTTTTGTTGAATTTTCCATTTAACTCTCCTAGTTAGACCTCGCTAAATTTTTAAATTGGGTAAATTGAGAATCAAATAATAACTTGACCGTTCCGGTGGGGCCGTTGCGATGTTTGGCTAAAATTAACTCTGCAATTCCCTCGTCCGAAGTGTTGGGATTATAATAATCATCTCGATAGATCATCATTACTAAGTCCGCGTCTTGTTCAATTGAGCCCGATTCTCTCAAGTCTGAAAGCATTGGGCGTTTATTGGTGCGCTGTTCGACGCTACGACTCAACTGAGACAGGACAACTACAGGAACGTTTAAATCTTTTGCCATTCCCTTTAATCCCCGTGTAATTCTTGACAATTCTTGCACCCGATTATCACTTCCTCCGTCCATTAATTGCAGATAATCTATTAGGATTAATCCTAATTTTCCATCGTTTTCGGCTTGCAATTTTTGGGCTTTTTTCTTGATTTCGTTAACTGTTGGATTCGAGGTGTCGTCAATAAAAATCGGTAATTCTGCTAAGGAACTAATTGCGGTTGTCAAAGGTTCCCATTCCTCTTGCTGAATGTTTCCCGAACGAATGCGGGTACTTTCAATTTTGGTTTCGCTCGATAATAGTCTTTGGACTAATTGACCTTTGGACATTTCTAAACTGAAGACCGCGACGGGTAACCCTTTTTTGGCAATGTTATATCCAAAATTTAAAGCCAAACTCGATTTGCCCATTGCAGGTCTTCCTGCCACAATAATTAAGTCGGTGTGTTGGAATCCTCCAGTCATGGCATCGAGGTCATAAAATCCAGAGGGGACACCGGGGGGAATCTTGCTTTCGCTCCGGTCTTCAATTTCTTGAAAGGTATCAATTAAAGTTTCACCAATCGAAACTAAATCCTGTTGTGATTTTGATTGGGAAATATTAGCAATTTGTTCCTCTGACTTTTGGAGAATTGTCTCTAAAGGTTGACTGGTATCTTCTGCCAATTCAATAATTTTATGGGCAGATTCAATTAGGTTTCTTCGAGTTTGCTTATCGGCAATTAACAGCCCGTATTGATCAATGTTAACTGCTGAAACTGTGCGGTCTAATAATTGGGTTAATCCTAATTGTCCCCCGGCTTTCTCAAGTAATTTCTGATCGGATAACCAGGTAGTGACGGTCATTAAATCCGTGGTTATTCCCTCGGAATGTAATGCTAAAGCTGCTTTGTAGATTGTTTGATGCGATCGCAGGGAAAAAGATTTAGCAGTTAGCGAGTCTGCAACTCGCCCCATAGCTTCGGGGTCTAAGAGAATCGCTCCCAAAACGGCTTGTTCTGCCTCAACGTTTTGCATGATTATTGTTTCCATTATTTCGCTCCATTTAAGTTTTTATTCATTTTTGTGGCGATCAGGTTATTTAGAAATTCCTGATTTTTTAACTTCTGTTCCTCTGAAATCTGTGGCTTGAGTCCATTGGGCTTGAACTCGATTTGCTCACGGGGGATGACCTGCGTGGGACGCTCAAATTCTCGCGGGGCTTTTCGGTAGGCTTGCCAATGAGTCTTGAAATCGTTGCTCAGGTAGTTGAGTTGGGTACTTTCAATCGACCCAAGGTGAGACATCCCTCCGAGTTGAACGATTGCATATTGACTCGCATCGTCTAAATTATTCAACGGGAGGCGTTTAGCAAGCGATTCTAGGCATCTTGACCAACAGTTACTTACTAACTCACGTTCGGATTCTTTAACGAGGCTTACAAGCTCTTTTCCCGTGGGACACTTGCTAAGGTTGAAAATTGCCTCACGGATTGCAGTCTCAAATTCTTCAGCTGATAACTCCTGAGAGAGTTTGTCGAACCAAATTTCATATTTGAGTTCGGTGAAAATCGCGTCGGAAAAATTTTCTTTCAGGTTTTCAATTCCCTGATCAAAGATTTCATCGTTAAGCTCGGTCATGGTTAGGCTCCTTTTTGTTCGCGTTTGGCTCTCAGGATGGCGAGGCGTTCATCCCTAGAAAGTTCGCTGATATTGCGGGTCTGGGTTGATTTGCCACCGCTAAACTTGGCTTTTGATTTCAACCACGACTCGGCATCGGCAAGGATTTTTAGTGGCTCGGATTTCCATTTCTGAGCAAGGGAAGATTTGGCATGGTTTGAATTACAGTCTTTGCCCCTGTAATGAGTGCATTTGCTTAATAGCCCCCTGTAATATTCCAAAAACTCAGGGTCGGGCGATCGCTCACCTCTCATGGCTCCGGTCGCCACAATTGCGTTCCAAGTTTTCATATTGTCTGCTGTTGCGTCCGTTGGTAGAAATCGAGGATCGGACTCGACGGCGGCGGAATGTCTGATCACCGGATTAAGATTTTGTTCAGGTCGGTGATTCTCTTTTTGACTTTGCTGTGTAGCAGAGTCCTCGGTAAGCTCTTTCCCCTGGTCTTCGTTTGAAATCAAAACGGCTTCGTTCTGAATCCCCCCCTCCTCCGATTCCCCTTGGGGGGTAAGGGGGGTATTTTCTGGAGTCTTTTCTGAAGTCTTTTCTGAAATATCTATATAAGGAATAGGAAATTGGGATTCACCACTCTGGTAAATTGGGATTCCCGATGATGGTAAATTGGGATTTACCATATTCAGTAAATTGGGATTCCCGATTTCCTGTAGATTGGGATCTACCATTTGGGGTCTAGTTTTCCGTGGGCGAAAACCTACTGATTTTTGCCTGGGTTCGATATCGGAAATTAGCTCATCTACCTTGCTGTGATTCCGAAAGTAGAAAGTTAACCCCGACCTCCGGTCAACGTAAGAACAGTAGTAATTACAACCAAATTCCGATCCGCTAGATTTTGCTTCGTCATACTGGGTTTTGGAGTTGTAACGGACTCCAATCTTGTCAAACCCAGTCCTAAATTCTTCTTTAGAAAAAGCGAGTTCCTCAACCCAACTATCCCCAATCTTGTAGTCCTGATGTCCGTTTTGAGGGGGTTCTAAAAACTTATAAAACCCGTCTGGATACTTTGCGAAACGATACTCAAGTTGCATCATAAGAATCGTGGCTACTACGCTCCCTGTTTGCTGTCTGAGTCCGGGGATATAGGGGACGGCTTCTGCAAAGGCGGCTAGAATAGATGGTTTCATACAGCCCCCACTTCCCACTTACTGGGATGAACTAAGGTATAGTTTTCCGTTTCGATATCACCGCTAATTAAACCGAGCTTAATTAGCTCGCGCAACGCAAGCCTTGCCTGCGTTTTTCCAGACGCGCGTCGTCTGGAAAAACATTTCGCCGTTATCTGATCGACGGTTGGAAACGCATCCTGTTGAATGACGTGGCAAATAATATTGAAATAAACTCTGAATGCTTCGGGCGACATTCCAATGTCATCCAATTCTTCTGAAATTGAAATCTTCATATTTTCCTCAAAATTTTTAGGGAAAATGATGATCAGCTTCTTCGACCATCTCCCCGTTTGGGTTGCTCTTCCGACGGGGAATTTTCCCCGATTTTCTGCGAATCATCACAGAAAATTAATAAACAATTTATGACTGCAAAAATCGCAATCGCAATCGCTATCGCTATTTTTTTCATTTCATTATTTAGGAAACCAAAGGGAATGCTTGAATCTTCCCTCTGGTATTTAGGTGTTCTACAATCTGCCCGTTCAATTTCATCCCATAGGCATTTTTCCTTTCCGTGTTTTTCCCTTACGATTTACAAAGCCGATCCAAGGCTTGTTGTTTCAGGGGGTGCAGGAATCTGGTGATTTGGTCTTGCCAGATTCCTACAATATTGCTATGTTAGAACAAAAAGGTAGTAATGTCAATACTATACCGAAAGATCAAGAAGAGGAGATTATGATTCCATATAACTGTATTGTCCAAATTGCTTGGGATAAGGACGTTGGGACTAGATTGCAAGATGTAAGAAATGCCAAAAACATATCGCAAAAAAAACTTGCAACCCTTACGGAGCCAACGGTTTCCTTTGACACAATCCTCAAATGGGAACAGGGAAAAGTTGCATCTGTTAGTCGTGAAAGATTGGATTTTGTTTTAAAGACCCTCGGTGCTGATATCCGAGACCTGTTCCCTACCGTGACAATCAAGTCCTTTAGTCAGAAGCGATGAGAGTGATTGTCGATTGTAACCGCATAAGCTAAATGCCTTTCTGTACAAGCCTTGCCGCCAATACCTAAACTTCTTTTTGTGTAGTAACAAGAATTTTTCCGAAACCCCTTGACATAGTAATTAGATTACTATAAGATTGTAGGTACAAAGCCAAAAGCGGTCAGCACCCGACTACAACATCAGTGCCAACCGCCTTACGGGTCAAAACCCAACTAAACCATGATAGCAACAACCGTCCAAACAAGTCAAGTTCAGACAGCGCCCGCCCCTCTGATTTCAGGGGAAATCATGGCGTTAGCACTAGACAAGACCATCGCTGCCCAAGTCATTGCTTGGGATACATTCGGACAAATCAATCCCACGCCCGAACAGATAACAGGTATCTTTACCAATCACGACATCTTGAAATTTGTGTTAGCAGATGGTGGCGCGATTCTGATTGGTGCGGATCAGTTCTCATTCTATTGGGAGCTAATCTGTTCCCAAAAACGGGAATTAATCGACGCGAATCAACCAACTCAAGAAATGATTGTTTCCTTAGCAAAATCAAAAGGTACAGCCATCTATGAAACCGGCTGCAAACTGGGCTATGTAGTGAACTACAAATCTGATTATTATGCGGTTTCTGAGATGTTGGTACACGGGAAAGGGTTTCAATATTCCCAATCCCGACATGGGAGTTTTCAGTTGGCTGTTGATGCTTTGGTTGAACAGTCTTGGGTTGACGAGGAGGTGGCGTAATGGATGTGGATGTTAAGCAGTTAGCTGAAGAATTTGCCAGATTAATTCAAGAAAGGGATTCGATTCCTTTTCATAAACAGGAAACAAATGCCCGATGTGTGGAGATTGACGACAAGCTAATTCCTTTAGTCATCTCACAGGTTCCCCGTGGAACGATGAATGAGTTTAACGAATTAATTAATTCGATTCTTGGAGAAAACTAACATGGACAGAAAAAATTTAGATAGAGCCTATGAGATTGGATCTGATCGTGGATCTAGTTTAAGTCTGGATTATTTCTCAAATCCAGAAGGGGACATTTTTATCAAGAACCCCAACAACTCAGGGGGAATTATTCTATTTGCCGATGGTAGCGACGGCTTCTTTCCCGAAATGCCGGATGACGACTTTTATCCTTTTGATATGTACAAAGAGCGTAATCAGTAATCGTTTTTCCCTTACGCTTCATAGTGCGATTGTGAGGCGTTGGGGCGGTGCGATTAAGCCCGAATAAACCCACAGAAATCAAGTTAAAACAATGACTTCAACTATTGACCATGTTGACCAAGATCAATTAATGCAAGTTCAACGCGATGAATTTGCATCCGAGGAATATTTAGACCCTAATGCACGGCTTCCCCGGATTCAAGCCTTACGCGGAGAAGACCCCAAACAGTGCGGGTATTTTATCGAAATTAACCAAGCCGCAAAAGCCGGATGGAATAATTTTGACAAAAAAGATTTAATTGAATATGTTTTTGCAAGCGGTGAGACTGAACAAGGTTTGTCGTTTAAAAAGATGCGGATGTTAGTGTGTCCTCGGACTCCGGTTTTGGCACTCAATAAAACTGCGACAAAAGAACAGCAAACGAATGTTTTTGATGGATATTATAAAAAAAATATCCATAAAGCTAATAAAGACTTCACTAATTTTCAAGCGTTTGATGTATTTCTTTTGGATGCAAAAAACATTCCTCTGCACCAAATTCCCTTGAGCCTAAAACTTACTGGTGCTGCTCAAGCGACCTTTTCTGTTGAATGGGGAAAATTCATAACGGCAATTACATCTTGTCATGCTATTGAAAACCAAATTCCTGCTAGTGAAAAAGCGATGACATTCAAGAGTTTATGCGTTTTTGCTTTTGAGGTTAAACGCGAGATGGCAGGCGATGAAACAAAATCCCCCGCTTGTAAAGTTGCAGGATTTGAAAACCCAACATTAGAAACCTGGAAAAACTATTTTGTTGGGTACAATGCACGGGCTAAAGAATTTACCTGGCAAGGGTTACAGCCTAAACGCCCATTGATCCAACCCGATCAAATTATGGCAGCATTACCCCCTGTTAGTGACTTAGAGGCATTGGCGGCTGCGGGTATTGATTTCTAAACAACTCCTGGGGGTGAAATTCCCCCAATTCAAAACTCTACAGCTATGACATATGAACGCATCAGAAGTCCGAATAATAGCTTCAAATTACGACAAGGATTATTGCGCGATGCCAGAAGGTGTCGAACTTTGGGGAACAAGAGAGGGGGATTGGTGGTTAACGGGAACCGAGTGGTTTCTATTAAGAGAAAACACTGTTCTTTCTAGTCAATACCAACCGCCCTGCGACAACGAGAAAGAGGCAAAACGCCTACGAACTAAATGGATTAACGAGTTAATGAGAGCAGGAAAAGGGTTATGACAATATTAACCTTAGCCATTAAGAAAAAGTGGTTTGACATGATAGCTTCCGGCGAAAAAAAGGAAGAATATCGAGAAATTAAGCCATACTATACAACCCGATTTCATAAGCCACTAACCCATATCCGATTTACCAACGGATACGGCAACAGCGTCCCCTCGATAACTGTTGAATTGTTGGGAATCTCTAAGGGAATCCCCAAGCCTGAATGGAGCGAAGGAACAATTGAACAAGGGACAGAAGTTTATGTTTTATCACTTGGAGATGTATGCTAACACCACAATTACAGGTTTTAATAAATTTATTAAGTCAGGGAAGCAACCTGACATTAGAAGCCACAACAGGCATTTTAGACATAGAGATTGACACAAGTATAGTATCGGACGTTACGTTTTTGTGTCACACGATCAAATCCGAAACATTAGAAAAGGTTGAAGACTTTTCTGATGAAGATGAAAAAATGTTTCAAGGTGACATCGGTCTGCTCATTGGAGATGATGAAATGTATTTGTATTGGTATAGTCCAATTTCATCGAGATTTCCTAATTATTTCAACAACAATGGATCTTATTTAATAAAACTTGAGGGAGGGACATTAAAACATTTTGGTCACGCATTGAAAAAGATGGGAGAGTACCATCAATCTTTGCGGGAAAATGAGCAGTTTCAAAATGATGCTTATACCTATATTTCAGAGTGTTGAATAAATTTAAGACAGAAAGGAGGTGATGTCCAGACAAAGATCATTTAATTGTGTTTGTAAGTAAGAATCTCCTGGGGTGGAAAGCCCTCTAGTTACACCCTTTTTTTAACCCAATAACCATTAACCAGAAACCAGATGTCAAGTACGAAGCGTTATTCTCCAGAAATTAGGAAAATAGCTTACGAAGCTATTAAGTCGGGCAAAAGCCTGACGGAGATATCTCGAAATCTTGGGATAGGGAGAGCCACGCTTTTCCAGTGGAAGCGAGTCGGGGAACTCCCTGCCGATTACGGTAGGGTCGCCCCATCATTCCGGTCAGCAAAAAAAACCTCACAACCGGAGGAAATTTATCAACAATTGTTTTGCAAATTGCCAACTCTAAATCAGGAGTTTGCAGAACACCTCATAGAACAGTATGAGGGGGGCATATTTTTTGCCATTGAATATGCCAAATTAACACTAAGACGAATACAGAAAGGTAATGAGTAAACAGAAGGGCTACGCGATTTGGGAACTAGGAAAAGGCGTTATTATCGCGTCTTATCCGAGATTTAATCAAGCTCGGAAAAAGTGCGAGGAAATGAACAAATCTGGCACTGGTAGATACTATATCCAGGAAGATTGGGACGGAGTTCCCGTTTCAGTTATCACAAGAACAAGGGTTGAGTCATGAGAAAAACGATTGTAACCCATACTATTTATGGGCGCTGGAAAATAAAGGCAACAGTCCGTAAATGGTTAGCCGTTAACCGACTTGATGACGATTATTGGGGTGTCACTCACTTGGCATCGGGGCGATGTTTCCCAGGGTATTTTCACTCTAAAAAAGACGCGATCCTAGCGTCTAAAATAGCAAGGAGAATATTCCCCTATCCATTCAAAAATAACGAACACTTAATGCCAACTCAAAACCAGTGGCTTCAAACCCTCTGGGATGCCAAGATTGCATTTACTAAATAGGAGGAAAACCATGTTTGTGGGAGAGTATTCGCTAGGAAATGCAGAGGCGACGGAAGAAAATATTGTCCAATTCCCAGAGAAAAATATGGGGACAGTGATGAATGAACAGGGTAAATTAGTCCAATCTGTTTATAATTTGCAATCGGATTTAATAGCAGGGGGAATAAACAAATCTGTCTACATTCTCTATATGCTTCGTCTTCTTTATGGCTGCAATAAAGATTTAGAAGTTACACCAGAAAATCTAATCACAATACTTGACTGTTCTGGCGTAACTCCATTGGGGAAGGAAAAAGAAATTAAATTCGACGTGCAAGATGTTCAGGTTGAATTGGCAAAACTTTCTAAAAAAGGATTGTTGGAGATTAACGAGGTTCCTATTCAGTTAAGGATTCAAGGTTTATGATTGCAGCCTACGAATTTGGCTCCAAGACGGAAGCCGCCCAACTCTTGGGACTGAGGAGTGCCGATTCCGTCAAACATTATCGTAAAAAATGGATTGACAAAATTCATTATTACAAACGCCCTGGCGGGAATCGGGCGGGATATTTGTACAATTTGACGCTGATAAGAAATTGGATTCAGTGTCATGAAAATATCAATGATCCAAACCACATTAGAGCGATGGCAATTTATAGGCGATCGCTAAACCCTAGAAAGTAAAGGACAGCATGAATCTAATTAACTTATGGCGCGACGGGTCACATGACTACAAGACTAACTTCAGACTATGGCGTAATATTATCCGCCACAGAAACCCAGCCAACTATCAATTAATCACGTTTTGGTATTGGCTTAACTATCCTAGTTCGGAGGGTAATTAAATGATTAAAGTTACTGGGTCTCGACGATTATACAATTGGCTGTCATCTGTTGAAAAACGAGGGTTTGATTCTCGGATGTTAAGAATAGAGGATCGTCGCAAATTAGAAAGTCAATTAATTGACCCCAATGACTGCCAATCAACGGGCGAACATTGGAACCAGGAAGACAAAAGGCAAGAATGTTACTTAATTGATCTTGAGAGTGACCGTGTTTTTTGCCTATATAGAACCTCTGCCAATCTATTTTGGGACTTGGATTGTGAGGTTGATTTTAGTCCCACACTTGTTAAGTAATGAAAAAATCAATGTCTTGGCGCGATTGTTCAATATCAAAGATTGCAAACTCCCTCCTTGAATATGAAGCACAATGCGCTTGCCTCGGTCAAGAAATTAACCCACAAGACGCACGGGAATATGTCAATGCGCGGTATCCATTCGGAGCCAGAGAATATTCCCCTTATAAAATCTGGCTTGAGGAATTGAAACTCGTTCCGAAATTTGTGGCTCTGAAACAACCATTCAGAACCTATCCCGACTGGCGAAACTGTGTCAACAGTCGTGGGGAATCGTGGAACAATCCAAAACGTAAAGCGGTTGCTAGTGAGGGTCAATTAAGTTTGTTTTAGCTATTCATCCAAAATCCGATTGATTAACTCGTCTGAAGATATCCCCAAATCTTCAGACCTTTCTGCTAACATCCGACTAATCAAGTCTAGGTTAGCTTCGATCCTAGCCTGGAGAATATTGCCAGCCAATGCGGTCGGCGTGGTGCACTTCAGGAAAGCCCATACCTTTAACCATTTCCGATGGAATTCCGGGAGCGTTGAGTTAATTCTGTTTTTCTTGTCGCTTGCCATATTGTTCCATTATTGTTACTGTTCAGTGTACAATATTTTAATCACGCTAAAAGAGGCGAGAAGGCTCCAACCCCTCTCACCTCAATCCCAACCCCACCTTAAAACAAGTCAAATGAACATGGATAACTATAGCGATGATGAATGGGATATCGACGAATATACCCCATCTCCAGAGGAGCTTAAAGACCTAATGAATCCCACTGCTTACAAACCCGAGTCTGTTGTTTGTGTAGAGTGTGGAAAAGAGATCCCGCCGAGTACCAGGTCATTCAGTATAGAGGCTGGACGGATTCATGAGAAATGCTATAAACCAAGCAACTTAATCCCATTGATCCCTATCGGTTGGGAAAGCATAGAAGCGTGGCGAAATTCACGAATTTAAACTTAAAGGGGATTGATCGGATAACAGCCGATCAATCCCACCCACAAGTTCACGACTAAGCACAACTTGGAGGCTATTACAATGGTATATCAAACATCAACCGAACTATCGGTTCAGGAATTTGTAAGCAAATACAATAAATCTATTGATTGGATTTGCATTCAGACAGGAGCCGACCGGAGAACGGTTTTTAGACATCAAAACAACTCCAATAACAACGCTCCTAAATACGTTGTTTTCCGTCGTCACCTATCTTTGTTAGCTCAAACAATGAGTAATTAGTGACAGAATGACATCCAGTGACGAAATGACATTGACCCCCTCTCTGTAGGGGGTTTATTGTTGTTGTTAGTCAAGCGTTTCATTTCGCTTAACAAACAGAAACCAAACGATTTGTAATCATTTATGCGGAGCGCAAGTATTGAGGAAATTACCCATTTTACCCGTGAGCAGGTAGCCGAGAGTTTAGGAGTTTCGGTTAATTATCTCCGAACCCTATGTCAAGACCTCCGAGGCGTTTTAAGCCCAGAGGAATTTGATTTTCAACCCAATGACGGCATGATTTCGGCTGATGCTGCAAGCAAGTTAATCGAGTACAAAAACAGGGCAAGAACTCGAACCCGTGAACGGATTTTAAACGACATTAAATTAAGAGGACTATGACAGCACAAACTCAACAAAACTACGACCTTGACGCGATCGCCTCTGCGGTTAAAGTCAAACCAGAAAGAGCTAGATTAATCATTTCCTCTCTGGTAGAAAATTTCCATTTTGACGCAACAAATGTTCCTCAAAATGGGATGGTAGCGATTCTTTCCTCAATCATCGCGATACAACAAACTCACTCGTTATCTGTCTCCCAAGCTGTTGAAAAGTACGTTAAAGACCTGCAATCACAGCAAAAGAAAACGGGCGGAAAAGCCGAACACGCGGCTGGATCAATGGCTGAAACAATCGACAAAATGGCTGACAATCTAGCCGAACAAATAGCCCCCAAGGTTGTTGAACTGGCTGCGGAAAAACTACAGGATAAAGTCTTAGAACATTTTGCCCAAGGCTTTGAATTTGCAAAAGTAACAACCTGTTTCAATCAGGTGGGAATGATTATTGATGCCGAGATTCGAGAGGTCGAAAGAGCAGATCGATTTCAACTTACCGGAAGTGAAAACGTACTCGGTTACTTTGCATTGCCGGAGGGCAAATAAACCAATTAAAAAACAATATCCCGAAGTAGTTTTTCTTATGCACGGAGGGATTTGTTAGTTCAATAATCAGGGTTTAATCATGGTGTCATCTATCGTAAAAACAGCAAACAACATCAAGAAATCAATGATAAATACAATCATACTCTTGATAATTGGAACAGGTATTGGTGGCGGGTTAGCCCTCTGGATGATTCAAGCAAATGCTAACGGGATTTGCAGTCTACTCTCTGCAAGAAACCAGTTTATTAATCTCATTGAAAAGGACTCAAAATGATGGATACAATTCTTCTCCCGTTGGTTCACGACAACCTGTCATGTGGTACGGTGATTCCGGTAAAAAACATGGCACAACTTGGCACAAGCCTTGTCTTGTGCTTGGTCACATCCGTGACAGGTCAAGCTATGGCATCTGAATTACCCCAAGGGTATACCTACCAAGATGCTTATTTGCAAACAGAAACCATGCCACAAAGTCCATGCCGAAACCGCAGAACTGTAACCCAAGAATACGAGTACACATTACCTCAAGAAACTCAAGAATATGAACCACATCAGTATCAACAGAATCCAGAGATTGCAGAACGCGGATACGGTGATTCAGGATTACCAGGTTACAGATTCAACATCGGGAGTCAAAACACAATCTTTAAGTTCTTCTGAGCTTAAACAGATGAAAAAAAGAATCTTATCTCAGAAAGTTTGTTCTGATAAAGATTATGAAAAATTAGCATTAATCAACGAACTATTAGGAGAGGATGAAACAATGAAAGACAATATCTTTGACAAATTAAAAGGTTGGCAGTGGTTAGTTTTAGGAATTGTTGGAGGCTTAGTTTTGCAAAACTTTTTAGCAAGACCACAAATAAATCCTACTGCAATGCCTTCAGGTGCTTATTCTGTTCCTCAAGGAAATGCACCGACTGTTTACAACATCAGAAACGATTAATTTTTTAATAATTAAAAGGAGAAAATCATGAGTAAGCCAAAAATCGAAGTCAACTATTATGAAGCTCCTGGTCAAAACTACCAGCAACAACCTTTTAATAATTGCCAACAACAACCCAATCAAAACATTAAATCTGGGGGTTGGTCTTCAGATATCTTGTGGATACCACTAGGATTTATATTTTTGATTTTTATATCTCCGATTGTTATGGGGGGTGCAAGGTATGTTGAACGTCCTAGTCAACCATCCCCACCTGTGATTATCAATAATCGAAACTGATGGTTTTTATTATTGATTTAAACAAGAATTGAAACATCACAGAAACCAATGTGGAATTTTTACACACGCAAAGAAATGATGTTTTGGATAGTAGTTTGGTTCTTAACTTATTTTATTTGCCTAAAGAGAGGGGGTGCAGATATTACCGATAATCGCACCCCAGACAATACCGGAGCCTTTTGTCGAGCTTATATAGAGGGGGATTTGTGATAACGATAAACCATAGATTTATTATCCAATGGATGATTTTTGGAATTTTTATTTACCTAACAATTCCCCCGTTAGTTGCAATCCATAACAACATTGTTTGTAACCGATATTATGAACAATTCAAAACGAACAGATAAACAACAAAGGAAAATATGGAAAAAAACAAACAGAATTTAATTTGGGGTGGTATTGCGTTAGTTGCCTTGGCTTTTTTCCTCTATTCTGGAAAACTAAGTTTACCAAACCAACGCCAAACACAATCACCACAAAATCAAACACCGGGTTCGATAATTTTAGACTGGTAAATCCATGTTGAAAGATTTTAAGTGTGCAGCTACCTATCTGGGAATAATGTGGGCTTTAGAGATGTTTTTCCCCGGATTTGATTATTTTGGAATCAGACCAGGAGTGGAAGGTATAGGAATGTTGGGAATTATAACCTCGCCATTCCTACACGGAGATCCCCAACACTTGATAGGGAACACAGTCGGATATTTGCCATTGGCAACTTTGACAATTTTCAAAGCCCCTGGAAAATTTAATTACAACTTTTGGCTGATTTCAATAATTGAAGGCTTTGGTGTTTGGTTCTTTGGTCAACCTGGTTCAAATCATATAGGAGCAAGCGGGGTGATATATGGATTTTTTGGATTTTGCCTTTTGTCAGCTATATTCCGGTTGGATTTCCCTAATTTGGTATGTGCAACAATCACTTGGGTAATATTTCAAGGTTTAATCGGCGGAATGCTGCCATCGGTTGCGCAAGGGATTAGTTGGGAAGGTCATCTGGCAGGGTTTATTGGTGGTGCGATAGCGGGGTATTTAGATGCAAACAGTCAGAAATTGGAGACAAACTAAATGTATTTACAACAATCTGAAACCCAGACCTCCCCCCAGATAACAGGGTTTCACGTTTTCAATTGGTCAATGGCTCTGTTGAGTTTATTGTTAGTTGGCTTGATAACTTCTGAAGTTGTCAGATTAACAAATAAACCAACAGAGGAATTTCAGAAGTTTGTAGCTGTAGCCAATCTTTCAGGGTATGAAAAATGCCTAAAAGCTAAAGGTGGTGAAGGTTGTAAAAAACAATTACTTAATGAGTGGAGTAAAATCAATGGCAACTAAACTAGACGGGTTACGCAGTCGATTTTCAACCGGAAACATTATCAAAGAAGCTGGCACGGGTGCTAATTTCTCTAAAGTGATGACCCCTACCGGAAAAGGTGATATCACCCCCTATACCCGTGAACGCAGCTATGCAGGAACCGATGATTTTGACCAACAATTCAACATTCCCGACCGAGTCAACCCCTCCGAGAATGAGGCTAAGGGAGCTAAGATTATCGCCGAGAATGCGATTAAAGCAGCATCCAATAAAAAGATAATTGTTGAAGCTCAATTGAAGGTTGATAAAGCACGGACTGAATGGTACGAAGCTGACCAACAATATGTTAAAGGTGTGGCTGAAGGTTCTCTAAAACGCTTTACTGAAAAGTTGAATACTCAGAAACAACTTGACACTCAAGCTGTATATTTAATGCAAGCTGTTGGTAACTATGCTAACGAAAATGCGGGGGCTGTTGCGATGATGAAGCAGTTGGACAAAATTGAAAACTCAATGAAACTGTAAATTTATTTGGGGGTGAAACATCCCCCAATCAGAACATGAAACTATGGAAAGTCAAAAAGTTTTCAATCTTTGGAACAGGTTTATCTTGTTCCTTTTTACTGTCCCATTTCGCACTAACTTATCCAGAGGTTAGAGTGTTATCAATTTGTCTTTATCTGGGTTCAATTGTTGGCGGCGTGGCAGTTTATTTGTTATCAGAGAATCAACAATCAACCGATTCTGATGAGTTGATATTCGGTGCAATATCTTTATTGATTGGCATATTTTACGCTTTAGGAATAGGACAATCTTGGATAGTCTTAAGATTATTATTGTGGATTTTATTATTAACAATAACGGTTTCATGTTGGATATTTTTCTCTCTACCTCAAGGAAACAATGAATAACACCCCTGAACATTTAAAAAATCCTCACCTGTCAACATGGTCAATAGGTCTAACCATTGCTGGCTGTAGTCTGGCAATTCTCTCACCTTTGGCAATCAACAAAAACCCACAATTAGGGATAGTTGGAACATCTGCTGGTGCGGTGTTATCTGTTGCGGGTTGGGTGATGGGGTGTCAGGCAGAAAAATCATCTAAGTTGCAAGCCAAATTAGAGGAACAAACCGAGGCTATATTCCTGCGGCGGTTGGGGATGGAATATGAGTTAGAAAAGTTTAGGGATATTAAATATTTAGACGAAAGCCAACAGGCGATCGCGCCAATCAAAAACCATAATCAAATATTGCCACCATCACCACCATCGCCACAAAACCAACCAGAAGATAATGAAAGGAATCTTCGCCGGAATCAATTAATGGTTTTAGACCGAGAGATTTCTACAGAATATAATCAAGATAATTATAATATTCCTTCTGATGGATTGTCGTTCGTCCCCTGTGAAATTCCCTCTGATAATACCTTAAACTTTTATAATTGGGATAAATTAGCAGATGAATCTTCGGGAATATTGATCGGGGGAAATTCTGGGAGCGCAAAAACATCTCTAGGCGCTGGTTTCGTGATTGGTAAATTGACTCAACATAGACCCGCCGAAGTGATTGTTTTGGATATTCATGCTTCTAAGAATCCCATTTGGGAACAGATGGGATTTCCCAGAATTGAATCAGATGTTGAAACAATTTATCAGATTTTGTGCTGGTTGATTGAAGAAGTTGAAAACCGGAAAGAAAAAGACGGGCATTCTATAATAATTTGTTTAGATGAGATTAACGACACGATGTCCGAGTTAGCACAATTAGATATTATCAAACCATTACAAAGCAAAGAAAAAAGAGTTAAGACCTTTACTTATGCGATTCGGAAACTTTCTAACGCCAGGAAATTTGATATTTGTTTAATCGGTTTTATGCAATCTCATAATACTGAAGCCATAGGGATTGATGGTAAGTTTAGAAATAATTTCCTTTTAATCCTCTGTGGCGCTAGTGCTAGGAATGAAATTCAAAATCTATGGAAGCACGACACCCATGAATTTCAATATATCCAAAATGCTCCCTATCCTGTTGTTGTTTGTGGATCAAATCAACATCAAATCGCCGAACATCCAACCCACAAACATCATGTTGAGTATAGGAAAAAAGGCAATGCCCCCGAAGGTTTATTGAATCCTAATTTTTTAAACAAACCCATAGACGTTAAGACGGTTTCACTCCCTAAGATTGAAAAAGATGTTCCTAGTGTACTGCAATCAATAAACCCATTAGATTGCAACACATGGCAATCTATTGATTATCCCAGTGGTTTACAGTGGCTACCACAACACGAAGCAGGGGTATACTGTGTATTTGTTGACGGCTATCAAAATCCCCTCTATATAGGTCAATCTAAAGACCTTTGGAGGCGTTGGAATAATCGAGGTGATTGGGAACATCACGTCAAGAAACATCTTGAATCTGTTGGTAATCTATCTGTGAAGGTTGCTTTTTATATTACAAAAGGTTGGGACGAGCAAAAGCGTTTAAGCCTTGAATCTGAATTACAAGCCAAATATAAACCTTCGTGGAATGGTACAGCCAATAAAGTATTGCCGGATAAAACACTTTCACCATCAGCTCAAGCGGTGTTTAATTTTATCAAAGAAATATTTAAGGGTGAACCTATACCCGCCCGTGACTGTTACCGCAAGTCATCACTCAGAACTCAATTCGGTTTGAATGCTGAAAATACTGAGTTAATATTTGATGAATTGCAAAATTTTGGTTTAGGTCAAAAACTAATCAAGGAAATTAATGGTTTCAGAAGTGTAAACTTTTTACCTGATATGTAGTAAAATAATGGTAAAATTACAATAAAACAAAACAAGAAAAAATAATGAAAAAACTGTTTTTATCACTATTGACTGTTACATTATTGAGCATATCTTTTGCTAATTTATGTTTAGCTAATGAAAATAGAACGATATTTAATCGTTCAGGAAATTATCTAGTTTTTATATCAAAAAACAAAAAAACACAATACATAATAAAAAATCCTTTAGATATACCTCAACAATTAAACATCACTTCAGATATCCCTTTTCGTGTTATTTGTAAAAAAGATTACGGTACAGACTATTGTTCAGGATATTTTGATAGAAGTTATCGAGTGATGAAACCAAATGAATCAATAATTGTCGAATTTTATGATTTATATGGTGGGATAAAAAATACATTAGCTATTTCTTTTTCCAATCTAAAATAATAAAAAATTAAAACTATTCCCCTATTGAGGATTGGAACATCACCCTAGAAGACTATAACGCCTCCAAACTAAACCAGCAAACCCGATGGTTGGCGTGGCGAGAGGGACTAACACCTGTTAACTCAGGAATGAAGAAAACCATAGATAACGAACAGGAGTCTTAATGGCAAAAGCAAAATTAAAATTAGATTATCCAGAGATCGCGGAATTAGTTGTTGAGACAGCAAAAAAGCGCGGGGGAAATCAACAATTAACTGATATTAACTGGGTAACAAAAGCCCTGTTTAAATATCAGAACGGCGCGATTCCTTTGACTGATACAGACTCGGATTGTGTTAGGATTGGAGAGGGACTAAGACCTCGTTACAAGTGGCAGGTAACGCGAGATCATATAGCTTTTGCGGATGCCAACAGTGCTAAGAAAGGATGGAAAACTTAGGATGGAAAACTTAGGATGCCTACTCGATGAAGTGGAAAAAATATCAAGAGGGGTAAGCGATCGCCATTATTCTATCTTTAAATTCAGCACTCACTTTAAAGGTGCTTTTGGAACACCCGATAGATTAAGGCTTGAACTGCCACACCTTCCAGCTTTTGACACTTTAGAAAAATTACTAATCTGGATGGTTAGTGAACGGGTAAGTTTTTCGGATATTGAAACCGAGAATATTGAAGGTTTTAAAATTCATAATGGGATCTACCATGCGGAGGGAGATTTTATAGGTGACTAGGGAACAGTTAGAATATATCTGGTTGGTTGATAGTTTGGTATTTTCCGAGACCGGAAAACATCTTGATAGCTTGACTAGAAAGATTCTCGAGGGAATATTAAACGACAATACTTATCCTGAGATTGCCAAAAATCTAAATTATGGATCTGCTTATATTGGCGATAAAATCAGAATAATATTTAAAATTCTAAGCAGAAGACTTGGTGAAAAAATTGATAAATACAACTTCTCTTGGGCAATTGAAAGAATTTTAATATCTGACTATAGCCCATCTGTTATCAACTATTTACAAACAACAACGGATAATGACTAAAACATTTATCGGAATTGACCCCGGAGCGACGGGGGCAGTGTGTAGGATTTCTAATGGTGAGGTTAAATTTCTCGACTGTCCAGTGATTAAGATTAGTGGAAAGATACGCCCCAACCCGACATTAATGGCATCTGGACTGAAGGAAATGATCACCATCAATACTCACCTAATTATTGAGAATGTTCATGCAATGCCCAAGCAAGGGGTATCTTCTACTTTTAACTTTGGGATGGGTTTTGGGATTTGGCTTGGGATTATTGCAACGCTAGGAATCCCGATGGAGTTTGTTACTCCCCAGGCATGGAAAAAGCACTACAGCCTAATAGGAAAAGATAAGAAAGCGTCAAGGGTGATGGCGTTGCAGATGTTTCCAGGTGAAACTAACAATCTTAAACTCGAAAAACATCACGGGAGGGCAGAGGCGTTATTATTGGCAGAATATTTAAGGCGGAGATATTGAGGGTTTGATTTGTACTATAATAGGAGTTAGCGCAGAGGACTAAATCAATAATTATGAAATTATCGGCATACATAGTAGCCCCACCTTATCCCCCTATTCCTGTGGTGGTAATGACAAATAAAACAAGCCACTGTTTGAAAATTAGAAAGGGCGAGATAGGATCTCAGTGTCTTGATGGAGAGTCCATTCACCTAATGGAAAATCGAGTTGCTCTCGAAAATCTTTTAACAGGAAAAACGATTACTTTATAGGTTAAGTTTCAACAAATAAAAAGCACCCTAAATTAATGATTGATAAAGGACAAAGCAAATGAGAGATATTAAAATCTTTAACAAAGATGGTTTTCTGAATTTCGTGGAAGGCAAGTTAGCGTCTACAGGGGATTATAAAAAAGCAGATCGGTGTCAAGGATCTATCTTTGAAGCACTGAAACCAGGCTATTTGATTGAACTCCAAGATGGAGTATTTGTTTTAAATAAAGACCTGGATCTTCGGCGCGAGGTCAGTCGTGGCGATATATAACCAGTGATTAATAGCTAAAACTTTAAACCCCTGTAAATTAATTTACAGGGGTTATTTTTTACCATTTGGAAGTCTGGCAAACAGTTCCCCAACCCTCAAAAATTTCCTCAAATCTTTGAGGTTGCAATCCAAAATAAAATAGAGTTTGGGAGAATCGGTTTTGGTTTTGTTTCTTCCCATCCTGCGCCCGTTTTGGGGAATAAAAAGTTAACCGAGTTGACGGTAGGCAGAAGCGATCGCACCGATTCAAAGCCTTTTTGTACCAAACCGTACTGTTGTCGGTATTGGTTAACAAGAATGCTTCCGATTCAGTCTCGTTCAATGTTGCAATCAATTTATCAACAACCTTCTCAATAAATCCCGCGCTGTAGGGAGGGTTTAACCAGAGTGTTTTAGCCCGTCTCCAGTTCTGTTTAAATCCATCATCTTGAATTGTAAATATCTTTTGAGCTTTTACCGTTCGGTTGGCAAGTTCACAGCTAAAAGGGTCTAATTCAGGAAATCCATAAAACTCATGGACTAAATCAATCAAATCAGACGGGGTATAATTTTCGTTTGAATCAAGAATTACGGGTTGTGTTTCAAATAGTGAAAGTTGTTGTATAATCATTATGTTGTTGCTTTGTGTGTTTGCTTTTTAAAAGTATCTGAGATTCTCTACAAACTCAGATACTTTTTCTTTATTATAAGGTATTTGTGTTAAAATAAATATTAACTTAGATGTTAGTAAAATTATGAAATCAGAAAATAAGAAATGTGGTTTTGCTGCTATGAGCCCAGAAAAACGTCGGGAGGTTTCTAGCAAAGGGGGTAAAGCATCTCACGATAAAGGAACGCTTCATAAATTCACGCCAGACGAGTGTAGCGATGGCGGGGCTTCCATATCACGAAACAAAGACTACATGACTGAGATAGGTCGTAAAGGTGGCAAGACATCTCGTGATAAAGGAACACTGTACAAGTTCACTTCTGAAGATTGCAGAAAAGCGTGGAAAAGATCAACATGAACAAATTTAGATAAGAATTGAGGAAATAAAAGTGACAACAGAAACAGCACCAACGGAAATAGCTGCGCCGTCGATTGTAGGGTATTTACTCGACAATCAAGGGAAGACGATTAAGTGTAAAGTGACAATAAACTCAAAGGGATATATAGTTTTTTATCCCGTAGACGAGGAGTGCGATCGCAATACCAACAACGACTGATTATGTTAATGTTTTCGTGTTATAATAATACTGGTGGAAAGATTCTCCCTTAAAGCTACCCGGCATCCGCTTGGTGGCTTTTTGTTTTATGGGTTTGGGTGTTAGAATATTATTGGAGAGATCAGAGGGAGAAATGCCAACGACAACTGATTATGTTAGTTCGGTTTCGTTACTGCCAACAGTGGAATTTTTGGAGTTAGTAGCTAAGAAACAATGGGATTCAACCGTTAGTTATGGCCTAGGAATATCAACTATTGTCCCGATGTTTCACTCCACAACCAACTCAGAATGGCTATGTTTAAACACTGAAGCCGAGTTTTTGAACTCACCCATAGGGACAGTATCAATTAAAAATCCCTTTGCCTATACCCGACCGGAATCGTCGCCCGTTTATGTTAGCTATAGTGATATTTCAATCCCATCTGCTAAGGCAAATAAAGCCAAATCACTCTATTTGTTCAGGATAGATGAAGATGGGATAAACGAAGTTATAACTGTTTCAAATTACGATAAGAAGGATCGGAATGTTACCACCGCACCGCCATTGGATTGCTTCTCTAGGGAGTGCATGACGTGGTTTAGTAGCAACGTTGATTGGTTTACGGGGTTTGGGGTTTCTTCTCAGTCTCTGGCTTCGTTTGTGGTAGATGACAATGGGATTATATTAACTAAGTCTAGCGATATCTTATCGGGGGTAATTCCTGAATCGGTGACAACGGTTGACTATACAAATATTCAGGTTGTTAACACAGTCTCCACTTTTACCCCTTGGGTTTCTATTCAGTTATCAACAGGGGTTCAGTATATGGGTTCAGAAGATGATAAAGCCAATATTCTATTCTTGTACTCGGTAGACAAGGATAATGATTCCTTGGTGGCTTTTGCTTACGGGTACACAACGCCACAAAAAAGCAGTTTATATTACGATAGAATAGAATCAGAAATCTATTTTGACTGTAACAAAACGATAATTATATGAATATTAATGGGACTTATAAGTTTAGAACAAGAGCCTATACGCAAGGGCATATAAAATTTTTGGTCGGATTTCAATTATATGCAAGTGGAGGAGAAGGGGAAAACTTATTTTTTGTGGGAATACCAGGAATGTCAGCTATCCCTATAAAGTTAAAATATCAAGACTTTAACTTCTTTGACGGAACAATAGGAACATTGCTCAAGAACAGAGGGATAGATAGAATGAACTGGAATTTCTCGGTAGCAGGGGCGTTCAATAGTTCTTCATCTGAAGATACTAAGTTTTTGAATTACACGAATGGTAGTAATGATGATTTAAGTTTTTGTTTTGAAAAAACCGAGACTAGAATCACATCGGCAGGGCCGCCAGGAACATCTCAAGTAAACACTGATTATGTTATATCACTAGGAGACGGGTATTTTTGGGGGTCTGAAGCAGTTATTGCAGAAGAGTCTGTGCGTGGAATTAATATTGGTTGTCGGTTGTGGTATGGAGAGGAAAATCCACCTGTTATTTATAAATCTGTTCCTGAATTTGTTTATGCTTCACCAACTGTTTCCCCAGAGGGATATCGTTATTTCGACAGACTTGTCGCACCAATAACCTATTCAATAAAAGAATCAATATCCTATGAACCTGTTTTTGGTAACGGTGATACTTATGGAGGAGATAGATCTCTTGTAGGGGTCAATCTTTTAAGAGGTGCAACACACGCATTTTTTACTAAGAAAATAACAAATTACGATCCAGGTTCAGAAGGGCGAGTTAGTAATGACGAAATAATATTTGAGTTATACGATCTCGAATCAGGTAGTTCAACCGAAATAAATAGGTACTCATACCAAACAATCCCCTCTATCGAACGCAATTTTTTTAAATATCACAGTGGTTATATTCTTGAGCATACTTTGCCAGAGGAAGTAATAAATCCAATGTCTACAAATATAGACTTGGAAAACTTAGAAAAATTTGCTTGGGCAATCAATAGCTCTGAATCATCAACATTTGTTAATAATAAAATATATTATATTGAACCAATTGAAGATCCTTCTAAGTTGCTAACAGAAGATGTTGTTTTGCAATTAATAATAATAGACCTTGATGATATAAATAATTTTGTATTTAAAGAAATAAAAGTTACTCCCACTATACTACCTATTGACTCGATTAGTTTTCCTGTTTATTACAAAAGACTTATTACGGGAGTTCAATATTATCCCCTACCTCACGAGGAATAAACAGCTTTAAACCATCAAAAGTAGGCATCCGTCGCCCAACCTCCGCATCCTCAGAGTATAACCACCAATTACAAAACGATTGGACTTGATGCTGTTCGGCTATTGATATCAACTCCGACCATAGCCCATTACAAATCGCTTTATCGGCAACGGATTTATACCATAAACTCGCCTCAATAAAATGCACGGGAACATCAAACATCTCAATAATTTTAGGTAATCTGGTTAGGATCACCGGAGCATTATAGGTTTTCAAATGAGTTTGAATCCCTACCTCTACCGGAAAATCTTTGGCTAATTCGTGACAGATGTTAGCGATCGCATCCCATTTATTGAATAGGTGGGGTTTGAAATCTCCCAAAATTAATCGAGCTTTGGGATTGGCAATATGCGCGGCTTCACAATATCGCTTTAAGTCATCGAGCTTGTAGTTGGGGTATGCGACCCCTAGGTCATCGGTAAATTCATTGGCAATTACCCATTCACTCACCTGAGAAAATTTCCCAACCCGTTGCCCCACCCATTCCTTAATTGAATCACAACCGGAAAATGGACAGGGCTTTTGATGTTTATGCCCATAAAGGAATTGCGCTCGGATGATTTTATCTGGGAAGTCCAGAGGGTTTTTAGTCCCGTTCCGGTCAACAAATAACTGCCAATGGTAGCCAATCACAACCCCGTCAAATAGCGTTAAGTCCAAAGGTTGTGAACTTCCACAGGTAAATTGAATCATTAAGTAGCTCCCTCTCCTGCTACCCACCCCCCGTTAAAGGGACGATATAAAATCCCTGTCGAGGTATCTCGCCACGTCTCTCTCGCACTATTGGGGGTCTTGGAAACACTTGCCGGGGTGTTAGTGTGTACGCGCATTCTGGCATCTGTCTCAACCCATGCCGTGCCGTTGTAGATGTATGAGATGACTGAATCATAGTTATTGACCGCCCCATTCTCTTGATATATCCAACGGGTTCCAATCGCAGCCGACCCCGTTGGCGTGGTAGTGGCGACAACCGTAGAATCTCTGGATATAAACCATCTACCTCCGCCCGTGGCAGTGTAGCAACTTTTACTATTTGCTGTTGAAGTCGTGTCGGTTTTAGCTAATGCTAACCAGGTTTTTTCGGCAGAAGCATAGAAGACAATTCCATCTTCTAAATCAGTAACACTTAAAGCCGTGATTGTGGCTATATTCGCCTTTGAACCCATCCAAACCATTATCTTAAATCTCCGCTATAGTTATATTCAACAATACAGGAATAAAGTTAGGGATTGAACCGTTCCAATTTTCTAAAACTTCCGAGTTCCAACCATCGCTAGAATCCCATAATAAATTAACAGGAGCATCAGCAGCAAAAGCCTTAACCTCTGTTAATGCAGGAGTGAGTAACTTGGTTTGAAGTTGGAATGGAAAACCCCGATCTATCTTAGCATTTACCATAAAAGGTTTTAAGCTAAAATAGGCATCCGTTACAGAAAGATTGCTAACTATTCCCCCGATAATCATAGTATCAGTGGCAGCCGTGAATAGAAGTTTTTGCCCTTCTATTCTTTGGTTTAGGTTCGTTGCGATCGCCATATTTTGTTAGCATTTAGAACTGTTTATATTATATAATAAAACAATAGTTTTGTGCTGATTAAATTATGATTAATACTCAAGAACTAGAGAATGCGATCACCATTGTGGAAAAATGGTTAATCCCTCAATTCCTAGGAAAGAGGGCAGTATTTATCTATCCCTCTAAAGCTCAGAAGGATTTGGGATTGAGTGAAAAAGTATTTTGGTTTGCAATTTTTACTTTAGTTGAGCAGCAGAAAATTAGCTTAGGTGAAAACGATTATATGGCAATTTATCCGGCTGCAATTGTATTGACATAGAAAAATTATCCCCACGATGTTTTGTCACATCTGGGGACTTGAGTAAACCTACAGAACAGGCTACTAATGGACAAAGATAACACGGAAAAATATAACCCGCGTTGCTTAACTTGCGGTGGGAAGATGTGGAAGTCTGGGATAACGCCAACCGGAAAACAAAAGTATTTCTGCAATCCCTGTTGGTTGCGGAATCGAAAATCCAATGAAGCCAAGAAAAACCCGCCATGTCCAAAGTGCGGACACAAGATGAAAAAAAACGGGGTTCATTCGGACGGGAGGCAGAAGTGGCGCTGTACCCCCTGCGGAGCGTCCCAAACCTCCGATCCTAAGCCCGTGGGAAGACCGAGAATTCATCCCAAAACTGATCCTAAGCCTATAGGGAGACCGTCTATTTTTCCAGGCAGGAAATTGACCGATGCCGAATCTTATTTAAGGCATAAGAAGAAAAAGGCTATGCTGGCTCTCAAGGCAAAATTTGAGGATTAACCAAAAGACTGAACTCCTTACATAGCAAGGAGTTCAGTCAATCTAAAAAATATTTTATTTTAGGGGTTGACATATAGCCGTAAGTCTACTATATTTAGATTATTGAAACACGCAAAAGCAAAGGACAAATCAAATGGCAGTTACACAAAAAGTTCTTTATACTTCACGTATTTTAGATGTCTCAACTGAAGAATGGTGTAAAAGAGCGGGTCAAGATGCAGCCGTTTTAAAAGGTGCGGGACAGAGTGATGAGCAAGTTAAAGAATACGTGAAGAAAAAATTAGTCAGAGCCGGAGAGAACAGACAAGAAATCCTAGAATGTGAAGCCATTGCCAGAGGACAATATGTTAAGTCGATGAAAGTTATTAACAGAATTAGCAACCCCGAATACATTGTTTTCTTCAAAGGAATTGGAGATGAGGTTTGTCAAGTAAAGCGAGAAAACCTAGATAAAGTGACATCTTGCAACTGGTTGGCTTTTGAATTAAGTAAAAACTAAATCACCCCATACCCTAGCCAAACACCAAACGGCTAGGGATTTAATAAACCAAAACGCACAAAGGAGGACAGATGAAAATAGAACAATTAAAAACAAAAATCAAGGGGATAATTGACAGCGACCCCGGATGGATTGACGGGGTTTCTACCAAAGAATTAGCCCAAAAACTCAAAGAAGAAAAAGACGTTATTTGCTCAATCCAAACACTAAATAGAGCCATGTTGTCAATAGTCGGGGAAACTGAAGACGGTTATCCCACCAATGACGGAAACCTCGTTATGGGTGAAGGGGATTGTCCCAACAACGGGAAAAGCACGGGAATTAAGAAATATTGGTGGTTTATCACATGACCAAAGAATGGAAACCCTCCCTCTGGGAAGCCCAACAACGGTATAAGGCAACCCAGAAGGGTAAAGACAGGGATCTGAAGTACGAGGGGACGGAGAAGGCAAGGGAACGGCGGAAACGCTACCTTGCCAACTTAACCCCAGAGCAAAAGGAAAATCGGCGCGAACAAAAACGCCTGTGCGCCAAAAGGCGACGGGAGAGAGACAGGCAAGATAAGGAAAAAGATTAAGCGATCGCACTCCCAACGACAAAAACCCCAGGATTCAACCCCTGGGGTTTTTAATATCGACTATTTCTATTAATAAAATTGTTATAATAATAAGTGTCCCCGCAATGCGGAAACATTCGGGGACGTGAGCCAACCTATACAGCAGGTCAACTATGAATCATAATAGCAAAATTGTTCCACTTCAGTTTGAAGGGATTAAGATTTCTGTTCGGGAGTCAGATGGGTATGTGAACCTGACTCAAATGTGCAAAGCCTACAACACAAGACTTGATAACTGGTTACGACTGAAATCCTCAAAGGCTGAAATGGATGCCCTGTCTAATTCCCTCACATCTGAGGAATCACTCTTAGAGGTTGTGAAAGGGAAATTTTCAGACAATAGGGAGCAGGGAACATGGGGACATCCATTACTGGCGGTTAAGGTTGCCCGATGGATTAGTCCAGAACTTGCCAACTGGCTTGATGCCCATTCCTACGTTCTGATGACGGACGGCAAAACTTCCCTAGACATTGACCCGTTTGCTCGGATGTTTGAAATCATGGCAGAAAACTATAGGGATATTGAGGATCAAACCTTAATAGACGACCGCTTCTACGATATCGAGGCTTATTCTAGTTGGTCTATTGAGTCAGGGAATTAGGCGATCGCCAAACTAAAACACATAGGACAAAAATGGATATTCTCAAATTTCAGCAAGAGCTATTGAAATATTTTGAAATCAAAGATTTTAATAGCGTCATTAACTATTCAACCTCAAGGACACTTAATCGCCCCGTTCTGGATGTAATAGCATTCGATGAATTACTAGGGGAGAGACACGGGAACTATTGTGAGGAACGTGGTTTAGCAATGAGCGATATTATCATCCTGAATTACGGGACGGAGGCTTGGGAGTGGTTTATCAATCATCTAATCAAACCCGGATTATTTAAAAAGTCTCAACCTTAGATCGATACTGCGATCGCCAAACTAAAAACCCAGAACTTAACATCCTGGGTTTTTAGTTGACATATAGAAAATGCCACTTTTCTATACATGTTTCCACAACACATATAGATTTTCGCTATTTTTGAGATATATTCGTCTTGGTGTGGCACTATACTATTTCAACCTTCTACACCGCCAAAACATCAACAACAGATTCAAACCATTGCAAGTGTTGACGGGTTGCGTCCTTAATCCCCTTCTGTGCGGCGAGTAACAACTTAGAAAATTCTGATCCTTTTGACGTTGGCAACCAAGCCGGATCTTTCCCGTGAGGGTTTGGGGTTTAGCATAAATGTAACCCTTTAATCCAATCTAATCCACTCAACGAAAACCCCGTTTTTGAGACAGATTTTTTCTACCATTTCTTTGAAACTTGAATGAGCGCAACCAAATAAATAGATTACCTTCCTATGTGATGGATAGTAATATCCATAAGCCAATACTTGCCCAATCGCTTCCTTCCATTTTTTTGCTTCTTTAAATTCAATCAAGTCCTTTTCAGTTAGTAAATCTATTTTTCCTGCCGGTGTCAAAACTTCTGACTGACCACCCATGCAGCATTGAATCTTCTTTTGGATAACTTTCTCTGTCCTTTCAGAAAGTCTTTTTCTTGCTTTTATTGCCTTTATTTGTTGAAAACAATTAGCGGACAATAGTAACAAATGCGACGGTCGCCCAGTTGTCGGATATTTATCATTGCCGTATACATAATCATTTCCTTCCGTAAACAGGTCTTTTAACGCTCTTATAGCAGACCTTTTTGTGCTGTAACCTAGCTGTTGCCAAACCTCGTCAAAATCAATAAGGAATAGATTGTCAGGGCTTGACGGCGTTACCAATTCTTTGTTAAAATCAATCATTGTGATACCTCTGAATCAGGTTTACAGCCCTTGGGTGTTGATGCACCGCGAAGGGCAATTTACTATTAATATTATATCACAGTTAATATTAATTAATCTGGCAATCTTTCCATTAGTTTCATTCTACTTAACAGCAATCCATCCAGAAAAGTTCATCCAACGCCAAAAACAATCAACCTCAGTAAAACCAGACAATCTAAGCATTTCTTCATTCCAATTAGCTGTTACCGGAACAAGTACACCCTCTAGGCTTATTTTTTTCCGTTCTATCTCATAAATAGAATAACCATTCTGATGTTTTAAGTTATAATACTGATTGGTCAATAAACTGTCAATATCAGCAGACCCCCCAATAACTTTTTCAACTAAAATAAAACACCCGCCTTTTCGAGTTGAATCATAGATTTTTTTGAGTAGTCTTAATCTGTATTCAATCGGAATAAACTGTAAAGTTAAAACCGACAAAGTGACGGATACGTTTTTAAGAGTTAACCAATCTTTTCTTAAATCTAATTCATGTAAACTGACGCATTCAAAACCCTTAAACTTTTCCCTACTCGCGTTAATCATCGGTTGACTAACTTCGATTCCATAATAGGTGCAATTAGTCCCATAGGATTGAATTAGTCGAGATATCTGCTCACCTCTTGAGCATCCAATATCTATGACAGAACTGGCGGGTTTTATGTATTCACGAGCGATATTGGTAACAGCGTCTCTCATTACCTCGTATTGAGGAATTGAACGAGCCAACATATCATCAAAAATGTCTGTTACTGATTCGTCAAATTCCCATTTATCTTTAGATGGGACGTGATAATTATTCATGTTAATCCTTGGGTAAGTATCCAAAAGTTTTCTTTAGTTCGTTGTTGTAAAATTTTATTGGCGATGCTATATTTTTCTCTGTCCAATCGGACACACCACTACCACCTTGAAAAGTATCCTTAACCCTGGATATCACCCATTTAGGTAGCAGTCTAGCCGACGCGGATTTCAGTAGTTTTTTATTTGGTGGTGATTGCGAGAGGTCTAAGTTTATGGCATATTCAACTAACTTCACATCCATAAAAGGCAATCTACACTCTACGCCACCATACATAAAAGACTTATTGCACCTAACAAAATTACCTCTTGCCATTTTTGCTAATTGACTTTTTCTAAGAGATATAACTTCTGTATTTGTGCTTTTGGATGCCTGAATACAGAAATTACCATAACCACCAAAAAGCTCGTCGGCAGCTTCACCAGATAAGCAAGATTTAAAGCCTTCTGCCCTTATCCTTTGTGCTAATGGTAGACATAATGAAGCTATCTCTATTTGAGCTTTGCTGTTAATTTCTATTACCTTGGCTGCGTTAGTTAAAGAATCTAAATCAATAGATACTGGCACTTCTATTAATTGAATTTCATACTCACTACATATCTTCCTGGCTGCTAGTAAATCATTTGAATCATTACGCATTTTTGCTGTAAAAGCTACGATGTTTTTGTTTATAGACTTTGCTATTTGCAGAACCAAGACGCTATCTAATCCGCCCGATATAAGACAGCAGACGGGAGCATCAGCATTTAATCTTTGTTCTACACCCCTATTCAAGCAATCTAATATATTTTGCTGTGGTGTTGCTCCTGGTAGCTTGTACCATTGAAACCACTCGCCTTTCACTAGATTAAAAGCATAGCCCGGAGGAACGGCAACAGGCATAACACCACTAGGAAATGCTTTTCTTTCAGATGCCCAAATATACCCTTTATTCGTTTTTGCCAGATACAAGGGTATCTCACCAAAACGGTCTCTCACAAGCCAATGCTCATCCCCTTTACTCCATACAAAAGCAAACATTCCCTCTAGTTGATTTAGCCGTGAAACACCGTAAATATCTAAAAATTGACTCAATACTTCGGTGTCACCTGTTGTATTGAATTTGCACCCGTCGTCTTGTAACTTCTTTTTTATATCTCTATAATTCCATATCTCACCATTAAATGAAAGAGTGGAATTATTTAAGATAAAAGGTTGTTTAGATGCCGAACTTAAATCAAGTAAAGACAGCCTAACGTGACCATGAACAGTGTCTTCATGCTTGTGAACACCTTGACCATCTCGCCCCCTATGTATTATTTTAAGAAGCATAGACTCTACATCTACGCTGGATTTGTATGTACCCGCTAATCCACACATTTTTCTAGTATTTCTAATTGAATTGTTTTGGCAATATGTGACATCATAACAGGGGGAACAGCACGCCCCAGTCGTTCCCATTGTTTAGCAAATGAACCTAATAATATAAAGTCATCTGGGAAAGCACAGATACGCTTTAATTCTGAAATAGTAAATGTTCTGGGTATCTCTGGGTGACATATACCCTGGCTACTTTGTAGAATAGTCCTAGACGGTAAATCCCAACAAGCTCTCGCAAAATTAAAATAAGACTCCTTGCCGTACAATCTGTAATGTGCATCTTCAAATCTACCTTTCTCGTCATCTCTTGTGTTCATATAAACATCTAACATTTTACCTTTAGGAAGTTTATAAAACAAACTATTGTCAATCCCTAGATTTGATATTGCATCCCTAACAGTGTATTGTTTTTTGCATGGTATAGGGTAGACGATATCCAAGTTAATATCGTCTCTAATCCCTATAAAAATAGTCCGTTGCCTGGCCTGTGGAACACCTAACCACTGAGCATCTAAAACTTTACACTTAACTTTGTAGCCACAGGCTTTTAAAGTTCTCAGTATCTCTAAAAAATAACCTTTAGCAACACCTGTAACTAAACCTGCTACATTTTCAGCAACAAATACTTTAGGCTTTGTTCCTTGGATTAGTCTGGTGTATTCAAAAAACAAATCGTCAACCCGTTGCGTGGTATCTGAATATTTCTTTACGACACCCCATCCTTTATCACGTTTACCTGCTTTAGAAAAAGCTGCACACGGGGGCGAACCATCGAATATGTCAATTTCGCCAACACCTAAGCCAGTTGCTCTTAAAATGTCTTCTGGCTGTACCAACCGAATATCTCTCCTATCAAGGATGGAATTCGGGTGATTTGCTTTATAAGAATCCTGAGCCGCAGGAATAAATTCATTAGCCCACAACACCCGATAACCAGCCATCCGATAGCCAAGACATGAGCCACCAGTACCACTAAAGGTAGAAACAACATTAAACCCGTTCCAGGGGATTTCTTCTATCTCTTTCATTAGAGGAACACGATAAATGGGTTTGGTATTCATTTATTTACCTCCAGACCATTTGTAACCACATTTAGGGCAACAGTGTTCGGTTTCGATATCTTCTCCATATTCCTTAAAATCTTCTGGTGATTCTGGGTTTCCATCTTCCTTGGGTTCAGTATTGCCAAAACTTTCACCTTTACCCAATGACTCTAACAATTCATTCAATTTATCATCAGGGAAAAACTCAGAATAATCTACCTCTTGAGCCAACTCCTCCAATATTTCATAATCCCATGTACTAAAATCAGAAGCCGTATTATCAGCGATCGCATACTTTTTCCATTGTTCCTCAGTCAATCCTCTCCTTTTGACTGCAACAATAGTATTACCATCTACCTCAATGGTGACAACCTTCTCAATCCCTAATTGACCCGCCTCCTCAAAGGTTCCATTACCCGCCCGAATCACGTCATTTTCATCGACAACAATACTTCGAGCTGCCCCAAACTGTTCTAACGATTTCCTAATAACGCTTGCCGACAATGGTGTTCTTTTCCGTGCGTTATTCGGATCGGGAGTCAATTTGCTGATATCAGTCTCAGTAATTTTAGGTTTACTCATATTTTAAGTTGTAGCAATGTTTTCAACTATGTTAACTTTAAAGTGTTGTTATTGCGTAAGGTTGCGAAATAAAGGGAGGTAAGGCACATCTGATCAAAGATGCTGTTAAGGCATTTCTTGACAACCCATCCCTGTCCAACAGAGAGGTTGCCAGTCAGATTGGAGTTTCAGAAGGGATAATAAGACACTGGAAAAAACAACCCATTTGGGAAGAAAGGAAACGAGAGATTATTAACGAAAAAATGGAGGCAATTAAATCAATGATTGAGGAAAATAGAGAGAAGTATAAAAAGGATCTTGAGGATGGAATCAAAAGGATGGAGGTTTATTTGCGTGGGTTAGACGTAATCGCATCATCTTCTATTGCTGTTAGTGCAAAGGCTTATAGTCAAGCATCCAAGAGCGATGACCCAATGAAAGCCTGTGGCAAGTTAACCAAATCAGGGACGCATATTCACGGAAGGATGGCAGTAGAGACGGTTAAAGCCATTGCCACACTCCATGAACAAATCTATCAAACGGGCGTAGTATTTGACCATATCCAAAGTTTAGAAGATGAAGATAATGGGGATATCTAGGGATTATTGTAGGGTATTTAATGTAATTTACCACCGCACAATTTTAATATTATTTACTTGCTAAATACCCCGTTTTTATTCAAGCTCCTGTTAATTTGGTGTATAATATAGGAATGAGAAAAGCCGGAGGAAGTAGTAAGTCTCCAGCTTTTCTCAAAAATTACTTATAACAACCCAAAGGAGGGTTATATGTCTAGTTTAGCATTGTCTGGCAATCAAGATCACGATCAGTCTAAATCTCCTTTTGATTCCATTAAGCGCATTGACCGTGAAGGTTGCGAGTATTGGATGGCACGGGAGTTAATGGTTCTGTTGGGGTATACAAACTGGCGACAATTCAACGAAGTCACTCAAAGGGCAATTGTATCTTGTCGGGTTCACGGTGAAAATGTAGAACACCACTTTGAGGTTGAGTTCAATCTGGTGAAACGCTCTCAAGGAGGGGGATCTAAGCAACAGAACTATAAACTATCTCGTTACGCGGCATATCTCATTGCGATGAACGGTGATGTCCGCAAACCGGAAATCGCCCAAGCCCAAGCCTATTTTGTGGTTAAAACCCGTGAAGCCGAAACCGTCATCCCTCAGCAATATGATGAGCTAGAATTTCTCCGGCTGCAAGTCCGAATTGCCGAAGCCCAAGCCAGCAGCATGAAAGATCAGCGATTTGTTTTAGAATCCAGTGCCTCTATCGTCACCATTCACGGTGCAGGAATGTTAGCACTCATCCAAGGTCGCCCCGAAGCGGTGGTGCGAGAAACTGAAACCCAATTCGAGTCGGTTGTTATGAATGAAGATGGCAAGCAACTGGCTGTATTTCGTGGGAAGTCCTTAGCTCAACTTGGCAAGGAATTAAAATTTAAGTCTGGCAAGGAGTTGGAAAAATGGTTAGAATCTTGCGGACATGATCATCTAATTTCTAAAGCCATGCGTCCGGTTCAGACTGACTATATTCCGGCTGAATCTGTTGAATTGGTTCGGGAATTGT